CATAAACATTAGACGATGCTATCAAGGAACGTGAATAGTTTGGATGATAAAGACCGAGATCCGTTGCAAGCAAGGAAAGCATCGGGATCGTCTTCGATGGCTTCCTTGATAGTCCAAGCTTCGTGCTCTTCGATAGGGCGACAGCTTGCCGTACCATCATCATTCTCTGAGAAGAAGTCTAGTATGCCTGCGTCATAACCATGGCAATTAAGCCAAATGAGTGTGACGTATTCAGTCTTGTCAAGGTCTTCGATCGTGTACATGTTTTCATTCCTTCGTGGCTATTCGAGTAGATCCATAGGTTGTGATGGCTCGACTGGACTAGCCAAGTTACGTTGTTTCCTGTGTCAGAGCATATTCAAGGGTTTCGTGTAGGTAGTCCTTGATTTGGTTTCGGTGTGGTCCCGTGATGTGCAAGTCAATACCGAAGCATAGGCTTGGTCTCACGATCGCCTTGTGTTCTGTCCAACCGTCATAGTATCCGTTTTCGTCCATGTGGTGGAAAGAGAAGGTGATGACAAGCCTGTTAGGTTTGGAGGAATACACGTCTATCTCACACCCGTTGTCAATGCCAGATCCGCTTGGCAATTCGCGTGAGAGCTTCGCGATAGTTTCTTTGTGCGTTTCCATCCACTCCCAGTTACAGGTTTTCTCGCAAGTTTGAAAGGCTTGGATGGTTTGTGCGATGGATTGGTACAGTTTCATGGTAACGTTTCCTTTCGTGGAATGAACATAAACAAATTAGCAGGGTCCGGTTAGATCAGCTGTTGCGCCAGCTGGCATTTCCCAATCGTCAAGGAAGATGGGATCGTGGTAGTCAGTATCATTCAGAGCCTTGGCGCGCAAGGGATTGATAGCAGGATAGGCTGTCCCAGTAGATGCGAAGTCAAGGATCTCTTTCCCATCCCTACGTAGGGTGACGGGACGTCCATGGTACGCAGAGAATTCTCTTTCGTACTTCGATACCAAGTAAAGCTTGCCTGGGGAGACGGCACCGAGCGAAGCCCATTGATCTTTGTTGCCAAAGATGCAGGTAGCACAAGAGCATCTGCCCCAGCCAGCGTGATAACAGGGATGGGCATTGACCTTGTGTTGTTCAATGACAGTCCACACATCTTGCGTAGTCCAGGCATGAACGGGTCGCCATTGAGTGACGGATCGGTGCTTGGTGGTAGTTTTGTGTGGTTCGGAAACGGCATACTTTGCACGCCCAGCGGATTCTTCCGCGCGTTCCCCGGTGACGAACAAGAGGTTAGCATGGGAGAATCGATCCTGGTTAGCTATGGCGGACGCACCCACATCGATCTTGAGATAAGCACTACACCATCTCACATTGAGGTTTGCAGACAGCTGGGGAAAGAGCATTCTGGTACGTTCTTCCTTCGATCCACGTGGTGTGTTGGACTGGATGCCAGTAGGGGTTTCGAACCAGACGCGTGAAGTTTCCTTCGTCTTGTGCTTGGTCATCTCACGGACGAAACCGCCTTCCCGCCAGGAGAAGAAGATCGGAATGCCAAAAGCTTTAGCCACTTCCCGGCAGTAGCTTTCTGTCACGTTTCAGTCAAAGAACGATCCGCCTTCCCTTCCGTCGATGCAATGGTGCCAGAGTTCGATCCTCTCTTTCGGACAGCCAGTGTCGAGGATCGAAAGAAGGCAAGCAAGAGAGTCTTTCCCGCCAGAGAATGCGATAATCACTTTGTCGTATGCGGAATAGTCAATCGTGAAACTCATTGGGAAACTCCTGTTCATGTTGACTCTGCGAGCCGTCGTATCGAAACGTATACTGCGGCTGGGGGTGTCATGATCCGTAGTCCTCTTCGTATGGGCAGATAGGCCCCATGCTCAGGATCTCTTGGCATTGCTTGGGAGTGACGATAGAGAAGTCTTCGTACTCAGCCCTACCATACTCTTCGATCTCCTTGTCCATTGCGTGAACAGCTGCTTGCATGGAGGAAACTCTTGCGATGATTGCGCCATCGGGGTCGAGCACGAGGAGAGAAGTCTTCATGATCAGTAACTCCCTTCGGCATAGCAGGAAGAGCTTGTCTCTCCGCACATCTGGTTCTCGTCCTGGATCTGTCCTTGCCAACGGACACCACACGTCTTGCAACAACAGGTCTTGGATGAAGCTTGGTAGAACATCTCCTCTCCTGCCTGGATCGCTTGGCCACACGAGCAAGTAGCAGGATACTTGCACGTAGTCCAGTAAGGGTTGGACGGGAGACGGGGATGGTAAGAGCGACGATAGTAAGACATTGGATAACTCCTTGGTGTAGGGCTTAGCGTGAGCGAAGGACGAAGCAAGCAAGGACAGTAAGACCAAGCATGATGAAGCAAGATGTGATGACGATTGCGTTGAAAACCTCAAGGCTGAACATGGGCATGAGTGAAACTCCTTGCGAAAGAAAGAGAGAAATGCGAACAACATTTTCCTGTTTGCATTTTGTGTGCCAAACGCAACATGTGATAATTGCGGGAGAAGTGAAAAACGTATACTGTTCAGAGTTTGGATAGCGTTTTGCGGGTTTAGGACGTTTCGTGTTGGAATCGTTGGAGAATGCGGGTGTCAAGAAACTCGACAGTGTTAATTGTGTAAACACGTCGCGCGGAATATGTGTCGGCGTGGGGTGGTTCGGCGTGAGGCACACGTTTTGTAACTTTGTCACGGTGTGTCATACGTATCTTGTCACGGTGTGTCATACGTATCTTGTCTCAGTTAGACGAGGGGACGCTAACCCACATCTCACGCATACGGGCGCGCGACTCGTACCACGATACGCTACATCACGCACGTTTCACACGTCACGCGTATCCAACCAGAGGAAACGTTTCGTCTGGCTAGCCATGCAACATCTCACGCATGATAACTACGATTATCATGAGTGACGCGCAGGGCATGTTTCGTGGTACATCTCGCGCGTAATACCCCCTGCACGATAAGAAGTTTCCTGGCTAGACCTGTTTCGTGTGACGTGATGGATGTGTCCTGCCTCACCCATTATGGACAGGACTAGACGTATCTTTGAGAAGCCCTGTCTCGCGCGTGGTGGACAGGACGATGCTACGTGGTATGGGGAAGTGGGGAACGGTGGCGGGGGTGGTGGGTGTCCTTCCAACGAGGAAACGATTTTTAAAATTAAAAACGTAACATACGGTGTCCATCTTCCGCTATTCATTTTTTCAAAATTAACGTAGGACTCTATGAAACAATGTAACGCATGACTCTAGGAAACAATGTAACGCATGACTCTAGGAAACAATGTAACGTAGGTATCGAGGGCACGAAGTCACGACTTTTCCCTCCCAGTCATGAGTCACCCCTGACGGGGTTGGACCGAGGACTCGAAGAGTGGTGCGTCGCTCCCGCCAATTTTGAAAGTATCGGTTATTTTGGCCAAGTGGCCAGTCTCGTACGGAAATTTGGGAGAGCGTTCCCCAGTTGTCATGTCAGTATATAGAGAGGTCCACCATTCCTTCGTCTCTCTTCAGAGCGAAGACAATCCACCATGGATTTTCACAGGGACGAAAGAGTGGCAGAGAGGAACGAGCTACATTGTCGGAAGCAAACTGTCAAGGTATGCTGAGGGAAGCTTTGAAGGAGAACGGATGAGTGTCTTGAAAGAAGTGAAACCTTGGAAACCAACTCCCGCTCAGCGACGGGCCAAAGCTTTGCTCCACAAATCTGTGGATGAAAGAACGGTTCGGACTCTGAAGCCGGATGACGAAGAGTTGAAACGCTACGTTTCTCCCACTCCCATCATTCTCCTGCGTGAGTGGATAAAAGGTCAGAAAGAGTTTTGGCCTTGGCTTCTGACTCCCCTTGAGTGTGACGAGAAAGTGTATCACGCAAAGGACTTAGCGTATGAGTTCCTTGTTGAAGTGCTGGAGATGAAGACGAAAAACGAAGACAAATCTCTCAATTCTGAAATCTTCCGCGCAAAGATGAAAGCGGCAGAGTTCCTTCTCGCCAAAAGCCATGGACCAGCAGTCACCGTAAATAACTTGAATGCGAATGCGGGTGGAACGCTCCCACCAGGAAGTGTCCCTCGCGGGTTACGGGGCAAAGATGGTAAGATGCTCTCAGGGGAAGTCGCAAGACTTGAAGCAGCGACGGACGGTGGATTCGTCGATGCGATTCCTGCTGAAGATGACATCTAGTTTGGAGGAAACATGAAATTCGAAATTGCAGACGTCAGGTGTTCAAAGATGGCAGGGGTAAACGACTACCTCTATGTTGAGCATCACCTGTCTCACGAGGATTCTGTCTTTGGTTTCTCGATTCTTTTGCGGAGCCAAGATGTGTTGGCAGCACTCGTTGATGGCCAGGTCATGGCCGGATTCGATACGACAAACTTGCAACCGAACACAGAGATTGCGGGAAACACCTTTTACGATGTAAACTCCGGTGCGGTAGCGAGTAGGTACTTGGGAGACATCGTGTTTGACTTTTCCGTGCAGAAGACGAACATTATCACCATTACACCAGGGATGGTGCTTGGTGGAGTGACGTTCCCAGACCCGCTCCCACCCATCGTGGGGATACAGTTTCGCAATGCTGCGCTTCGTCTCACGGATGTTCGCATCACCAAACGACTTGGAAACTAAGGAGGGTTTATGTCGTCATACACGATGATAGATATGCGTGGGAAGGTGGGAATAGCGACAGACACTGTCCCACTCGTGTGGGAAGAAGCGGTTGACGCTTCGGAAATCTCAGCCCTCACGATTGCAATTGTAGCGAGTGCTGTGTCTGCTGGCGTCAACGTGGGAAACCCCGCGACAGTCGCAATTGAGCACTCTTTTGATGATGGAGCGACGTGGATCGCACTCACGAATCTCAACGGAGCCGTGGTCACAGCTGCCGGAACATTCCTCACGAGTGTTTCTCTCTCGACAGGGCTTGTTGCACCCATCATCCGCGTCACCCTCACCGCTCCTGCTGGACAATCGGTCACAGTCACCAAAGCGCGCAAGAATCGCTTCCTGCCTGGCACGCTCATTTCGTTTGCTGGTTCCTCATTCCTTGGTGGAACGTCTGTCGATGCAAATCTCGTCATGCAGTATGGTCCTGGTGGCGTGTTTGTTGATACGGAAGTCGCGTATGACACCACGACGCCTGCCAACACGCGGCCTCTCCCTGTGCGCCTCGTGAATGATACGGGTGTGATGGACTTTGGTGTCGGTGCTGCTGGCGCCCAGACTCCTCGAGTCTACGACACAGCTGCTGCAGCGGGTTTCGTGCAGAATGCGGCAGACCTGGCCGTCATCCAAGGACAACTCACGACAATTGATGGGCATGTGGATGGGGTTGAGGGTGCTCTCGCAACACTCAACGCGAAGGACTTCGCTACGCAGGTCACGCTGGATGCACTCAAGACGAGTGTCGAAGCAAGACTCGGCGGAAGTCTGGTCCCAGGTGCCTATGACTATATCGGCACAGATACGTCTGGGGCTCTAACAGATGTACACACATATAAGTTAGGTGGGGCAGGAGGTGCTGTTGTCAAGACTGTCACTGTAACGTACTCTGCGGTTGATAAGCTGACTGTAACGTCCACGGCTTCAGTCTAAGGAGGGACTATGAGCACATCAAAACTGATATTTAATCCGCTCCTGACTGATGGTCTGCAACGGATTTCGACCACAGCAGAGACCGTCATCACGGCGACGAAAGAGCCGACAGGGTTTGACGATCCTGAGAATTTGACCGTAACATATACTCTTGCTGACAGGACAATCACGCTTTCTCACGCAAGCGGATTCGTGAAGTTCTGGGCACGTGGTGTGGAGTATTCCTACGCTTCTCCATGGATTGTACCGACGGTGCTTGGTGGTGCAATTCCGCTCGCTCACGCCAACGTGAATGGCTCGTACTATCTCAAGATTCATGCTGACACCTTGGCTGTAACGTATGACACCACTCCATGGGACTTCCGTGACTACGTGATGATTGCGTTCACGTACAAGGATGCAACGGCGCAGTTCTCTCTCCGAGAGTGCCACGGCACGATGCCCTGGCAGTCCCACAACGAAGACCATTATGGTCTTGGAACACTGTTGCGCTCTGCAGTTGTGCCGACTGCTGGCACATACGCGGTGCTCACGGCAGCGACTGCGACCAACGCAGCCAACACGCCGGGGCTCGATGCTCACACGATTTATGACGAGGACATTCCTACAGTCATTCCTGCATGGCCACAAGGAACCTACACCGTAGCCTATCGCAATGGCGTTGGTGGCGCATGGGTGTGGTCAACGACTGACACGTCAATGTTCAAGATTGGCGCGTCCACGTTCATCCAGTACAACCTTAACACAGCAGGAACGTGGTCCCTTGCAGATGTGCCAGAAGACTCCTACGTCAATGTGCTCAACTTGTCCTTGCCAGTCACGGCTGATGCAGACTCTCAAAAGTTCCGCGTGGTCCGTATCGTTGGACAAAGGACGTTCACGACACTCGCAGCAGCACAGGCAGAACTCCCGAATCAGTATGATTTCGGCAACCTTGTTGGCGTGATTCCTGAGTTTGTGAGCAACGCGTTGTGGACTTTCCAGAAGAACAGTGTCGTCCCTGCTGAGACTCCTGCAGGCGTGGCTGGTCGATGCTTTCTCGCTGCAGAGCCTGTCAAATTCCTTGGCTCGCAACGTTCTCTGATTGGTCAAGGAGGATTCAGCCCGACAGACCACCAGTCACTGAGCAATAGAAGCGCGACAGACTCGCATCCTGGCACAGCAGTCAGCCTCACTGGTGTGACGTGGGCAGCAGGCGGAATTCTGACGACAGAAGCCAACGTGTTTGCTGCGCTTGACAAGCTCCAACTGTTTGCTGCCAACGGTGTCGCTGGGCTCGTCTCAACCGCAACGCAGCAGTTCTCTGGTGCGAAGGAGTTCTTGGCACTCGCTACGATGGCATTGGGTGTAGCAATCGGCCCCGGCACAGCAGCCGCAGGCCGCATCACCTACGCTTCGAACACGATGACGTTCGGTGCTGCTGGGACGGCGACGATAACGGATGCAGGCGCAGCGACTTTTGCCGGACTCATGACGGTTTCGTATGCAAACGCTGCAGGCCAAGCTGGGATGATAGCGAAGAACACAGATGCGACGGCTGGAGCCAACGCACAAATCATCCTCCGCAACGACTCCAACCGGAACCTGCGACTTATCTACTCCTCGTCTGGCGGAATCGGGGCTGGTTCTGGTCTGACTGGCGGCGTGACAACTGAATGTGGAATCATCGCGACAGACGGTGCATATCCTCTGCAGCTTGGTGCTGGTTACACGCTTGGAATAAATATCTCGACCACAGGGGCGATTAGCATTGGTGACACTGCAGGCACCTATGCAAACCGGACACACGGTTTCTATGGCAATATCTCGTCACAGGGAGCAGGCACCGCAGACCTTGATAGGTCTATGATTATCGGCGTAAATTATGCTGCATCTGGCTATCAAGGTCCGCTTACGGCGCGGACGACTTCTCTTAGTGGCACCTATTTGAAAATGATACCCCGCACCGTTGACACTGCTACGGTCGGAGCTATCGGTGTGAATCTGAAGGATGGCACTAGCGCCGACGCGATGTCTTGGACAGCTCAAGGCGCGGCGACGTTTCCGGTAAGTGTCAGTGCACTCCGTTACTACAATGGAACGAATGGCTGCATTCTCGGGCCTGACTGCACGACAGTCGGTCAAGCCACACCTTCGGCCATTCGACATGCGATTCAAGCAACACCTTCGGACGCTGGAACAGGTTGCTACTACACGTTGTCGCTCAAAGATACGTGGGCCGGAACAACATTTATCGGCCAAGGACCGGGGCTTGTATTTGAGTCCCAGTATGTGGACGGTGGCAATGGAAACGCATCTATGTGCTGCATCCGCGCAGGGAAAACCAATGCAACGAGTAATAACTACTCCTTCGGTCTTGAATTCTGGACACGAACAAATGGCAGTCCAATAGCAAAAGTTGGAACGATTAGTGATGTTGGGGTTTGGTCAATTCCAGCAAGTGTAAAACTCGGGACTGCGGCTGGTAACTATACTCCGACGGCATTGGCTCACTATCAAGAAGGCACATGGACGCCAACTATCATTGCGAGCGGAACGGCAGGGACGCCGAGTTATGCGGCGCAAAACGGGTATTTCACCAGGGTCGGGAACCTTGTATTTCTTACGTGTTACATAAACGTGTCAAGCTGGTCTGGAAGTCCAACAGGAAACATGACAATCGGAGGGATTCCTTTTGCGGCTGCAACTGCTGCGGGAAGCTACACTTATAGCATTCTGGAAGGAGCTTCTCTGACCGTCCCTGCAAACCAAATTGCTGTAGCCTTTGTAGCATCTGCTGCGAGTGTGATTTCTTTAGCAAGCATTGCTACAGGGTCAAACGCACTCTCTGGACTTTCAGTCGATACGAGTTTTGCAATTTACTTTACAATAACATACAGGTGTGCGTAAGATAGCATGAACAAAAAGTCACAAGGAGACAAGAAATGAGCGAAGAAAAAACAGTTCAAACTATTACATATGACCTCTCCGCAACAGCAACAAATCCTGCAGATGGTAGGGCAATGACGCTTGACGGAAAGGCTATGACACTGTTGGATGCGGTTGTCACGTCATTTAAAATGGTAACCGAGAAAACTAAAGGACTTAGTGAAGGCGATCTAAATTTCCGTCGCCTTATCGTTCTGAAGCTTGAAAGAGCAGCAGACCCAACGGCAATTCCTTTGAAGTCGAAGGCGGTCCAATTGATCAAAGACCAAGCGCGAGACTACTATTTCCCAGGTATCGCGATGCAGATTTACGCTGCACTTGATGGTGAGCCTTCGCAGGCCCAGCTTGATGAGGTTTGAACCATGGCCAAATCAGCACTCACAGACGCAGAAAAGGCCGAGCTTTCCATCGTCGGCATCATGTATATCCACGAACAGCTGAGCCAGATTCTCCCTGGATACGCGGCGGATATGGAAGCTCTCATGCACCGATGGGTCGATGCTGGAATCCTTGCCGCAGCAAGCAAGGCCAAGATTAAAGCAGAGATAACCGCTGATTCCATCGTGTACAAGGCAAAGGGCAAGAAGTAACTCTCACCGCGTCCACCTATCAACGAACGCATACTCGTCTGATGGGAGGACGCGCGTTTCCTTCACTTTCTTTGGCTCGTGGTAGTTCTTTTTCGACTTCGAGAGCCATTCCCCCGTCATACACCCACAACTCTTCGCGCACTCCCCTGATAATGAGGCAAATGAGACCCATTTTACCCGAAAACAGTAGCAACAAAGGCAATCGTAACCCCAAAGATTGTTTTTCTTCCCGTCTGTCCGCTTTTTCCGCTCAGAGATGACTTCCATCCCACCGCAAAGGTGGCCAATGGGGAGAAACCCGTCCTGGTTTCGCTGTTTCCGTGGGGCGTTTCGCATCCTTCCCTCCCGTGGTATTCTAGGCTTGGTTCTCCTCTAACCTTACCACATTCGGGAGTTTTCATGGATGAAGAGCACGTAAGCTGGGGGGATGCCTCAAAATATCTCCTCATCCCTATCGTTTTGGCCCTTGCCGGATTCTGTGGCTGGACGATCACTGCCCTTTCCGCCGTCCCCCGCCAGGTCGAGGACCAAATCAGCACCACCACCTCAGGAATCATGCAAGAACTCACAGGAATCAGAAACGACTTACAGAATCTTCGCGTCGATATTGCTAAACTCCAAGTAGAAATCAGACTTCACCAGGAAAGAAGGAACAATAAATGAGGAATTACTACCAGACGAGCATTGGTACCAAAGGAGATGTTCGGGGATGCCCATCTTTCGTCATTGACGTCGCGTGGGTACTTGCCGCCGTGCCTGGGGCACCTGTCACGCTCCCCGATACCGACGTCTCTGAACCCAACAACACCTTCACCAAAGTAGCTCATGGTTTCAAGACAGGAATGTCAGCTGTCATCACGACGGATGGGCTTGCGGTTCCTGCGCCCCTGGTGAGTGGCACCGCTTACTTCATCATTTGGGTCGATAACGACACCTTCAAGCTCGCCTTGACGCGCGCTGACGCGGTGGCACCCACGGCTGTCCCGATTGATTTGACGGACACGGGAAGCGCGGCTGCCACCATCACCTTCACCCCAGAAGCGAACGTTGCAACGTGTGAAGTCGAACGCGCCATAAACCCCTCAAACTCGACTTCTGCGTTGTCTTGGACGACTATTTCCTCCATCAACCTCGTGACTGCTTCGTCTCCCCAAACCGTGGCGAAGGTTGACAACCCCTATTCGTGGGTGAGGGCGCGGTTTGTCGTTGTGAGCGGAGCGTTCACAGGGACACCCACAGCCATTTTGGGAGGTACAGCCTGGGCGAAGTGAGAAGCCCCAACATCAACAACTGTGAATACTCTGAAGCGGTGGAAGACGTGCTGGGGATTCACAGCGAACCGGTGCCTGCTGACTGGGCGCCTTGTGAAGAGGTGCTTGGTATCAGGATGGATGACGGAGAGTTGGAGTTGCGCCACGAAGAGAGTATAAACTGTTGGTGCCGTGCTAAAACGTACATTTACCCGAGACGAATCGTGGTTATCCACAATTACAAAGAAGATGCAGACGCATAAAGGAGCAAATGATGGCAGATAAACCGACCCCAGGATTTCTTGATTTTGTGGAAGCTGTGAAGCGGGCGACGATAGAGTTTCCCGCCCTCAAACCGTACCTCGTGGCACAAGCGATACTCGAATGCGGGCGCGGGACAACGGAGTTGTTCAAGCAGCACAGCAACCCACTAGGAATTCATTATCATCCGTTCCTCGCTCCCTACGCCAAGGGAGTCGATTATCAAGCCTCAGATGGGCCAGGACTCTATGCTCAATTCTTTTCCTTCTCTGCTGCTGTTCACGGGTACTTCTCTTGGTTTGATAACTGGGAACACTATGGAGACTGGCGAGTCGCGGCCAGGCAAGGTGGGCTCGCATTCCTCAAGCACATTGGGCCTCACTATTGTCCCCCAGGTTTCACCGAAGCGTGGAAAGCAAAGCACGGTGGGCTTGATTATGCAGACTACATCCACCAAAACCTGCTTTTTGAAGCGTCTGAACTCCTGCGCGTGGCGGATGGGACGACTGTCCCTCCTCCTACGGAAGATTTCAAGGTCCTCCACTCTATCAGCACGAAGGGGAACAAAATCCTCGAAGCGTTGGCAGACTACGCTCCGATGGACTTTACCTACTTCGTAGTTTCCCCTGCACACACGGACCCGAAACCTGCTGAACCTACTTCTGAACCGAAACCCGTAGAGAAATACTGGCAGAGGAAGGGAGTTTGCATTGATATTGGCCACGGGAAACTCGTAGACGGCACTTTTGATGTTGGCGCGGTGGATGCAGACTCAAAGACCACAGAGCGGAGCCTCAATGAGATTGCGGTGAACGCCTGTGTAAAAAGGCTTCGGGAGCTTGGGTGTCCAGTCGATGTGGAACCTGCAGGACTTTCCCTTCACGACAGGGGCGCCAGAGCAGCAGGGTATGACGTTTTTATCTCGCAACACCACAACTGGTACTACGAAAAGGCTCAACACTGCGTTGCGTTCCTTGGGACTCAATCGAACGCCAATGACGTCTCTCTCGCAAAGATGATGACAAAGGCGATTGCTGCAGCACTGGACGACAAAGTCACACCAGCTATTGAGGTTCCTGACGCCGGGAGTCGTGAGGAGGGGTACACTGTTCCCAACGCAGCGAGAGCGACAGACGTGAGGGCTTGTCTTCTCATCGAGTCCTATTTCATCGACCACAAGAGCGCAGATGGAAACCACCAAGAGTGGAGCGCGAAGGCTGGTGTTGCACAGGCAGAGGCCATTGTGGCATGGTTGAAAGCGAACAAGAATGCGTAACAAGACTACTGAGGAGAACGTATGGCATTAGAGACTTTGGCAGGTACAGAAAAGATTGGCGGATTCAAGATTGTGAGAGTCAAGCCACCAGAGATGTCTTGGGACGACTTTGACAAGCTGCGTGACGAGTTTCCTATCAACATTACGGAACGAATGAACACCATCTCATTCAAGCTGCAGCTTGGCCCAATTAAAACCTATGGCCTCAACGGGTGCCAGGTCGACACGATGATTGAAGCGGCGAGACTCATTCTTGTGGGCCTCAACAGCCACTTCCCTTGTCGTGAGAACTCTGTAGCCATCACGAAGCTCGACGAGGCGCTTATGTGGCTTGAGAAGCGCAAGAAGGACAGGGAAGCTCGTGGAGTGGAAGGAGTGAACGCACCATGACAGAAGGAGCAGCGCGGTCTGTGGCCGTGCAAAGTCTGACCCTGCTTCCAGAATTCCCTCATCTCGCATTGGCGCATGTATCTCTCGCGCTCATGCAAGATGACCCGTGCCTCAAGAACGGAGACCTCGCCGGTTTCCTGCGCTGGGCTCTCGCCGTTCCCGGTTCTCGTGGCTCGTGGGGAAGTTGTGGCGAGTGGCTTGAGTATCTTTGTCCGAAGCGATTCCCTGAAGGATGCCCGTCGCGAGACTGGCGCGCGGTTCGCAAGCGTTTCGCTGAAGCAGACGCGCTCATCAAATCCGTCGCTGCAGAAGTCAACGTACCAAAGCGTATCTCTGTATTCCTTGACGCCAGCACCTGGGGCCTTCGTGGCGCAGCTTCGAAGCGCAAGATGAAAGCAGCCCTGGCGCTTGGCAACGAGCTTCTCTCTCTCCTTGATGAAGAGGGTTTCGACGTTCACTTCCATTACGAAGCGGAGAATGATGGGAAGATTGCAGAGCCTGCCATTCCTGCCGGGACACATGTGTACCTTGGTCTGCGTACCGTCGTGGCCATGGGCCGCACCGCGGAACTCACCACCCCTCGGTACGAAGACCAGCCCATCCCCATGCCTCTGTGCATCCTCAATGACACGTTGCTTGAAACCCTACGCGACGGGGGTTTCCAAATTCTCGACGAGAGCGTTGTGACCGTTCCTCGGGAAGAGTTTCCCAACACGGAAATCCCGAGCCTTGTCGTCAATTTCCCCATCACTCCGCGCGCGGGAGAGGCAGAGATTGAAGCTTGGGCTGGAGAGTTCGCCACGATTCTGACGCGGGGGCTCATTGCAGCCGACGAAGGAATCAGGCAAACTGTTTCCTGAGAGCGAACTCACTCGATTTAACCTCCGCGCCACCCCTCACACCGGGTGGCGATTTTTCTTTCACGAGACTCTTGACGAAACTTTGTGCCTTGGGTATTTTGCAGATGTAGATTTTCTGCAAGGCTCTGGTCACGTCTTTAAGAGCGCGCTGCGCGTGCCGATAGAGAATAAACTGGGGATAATCAAATCGGTCCAGGATAGACTTGAAAGCAGATACGCCTGGAATTCAAGCCCGCATGGAACCAATGCGAGTCGGCGCGCAAGTAGCGGGTAGCCGACACAATTCTTCCCCTTCCCTGCTTCTCATACCAACACCCCTATACGCCTTAAAACAAACGAAAAACTCCCCTTCCAGCCTCACCTTTTGTTTGTCCTGCTATGCGATTGAAGCAAAGTGAGAGAAGGGGACGAATAGGAATCAGCACATCTTGGCACGCATCTTCTTCGTGTTCAACTTATCGTAGGCAAGATTCTTCAAGCGATGCTGGTCAATACTCCCGACGCGAGGGTCTTCTTTCGCTTCGGTCTTGGCTTTTTTCGACATCCCTTTGACGATTTTCCTTCGCATACGTTCTTTCGCCGCGATTTTCGGATCGGAGTCGACTGGAATCATCGCGGGACCTCACTTTCCCAGAAGAGCCAGATTCTCTGCCATGATTTCGTTGAGGGCAGCTTTGGCCAGGTCAAACCACTTCGCCATCGTCATGTTCTTCAGCTCACCGGGGATGTCTACACACCCTTGCACCGCAGCGAGAAACTTTGCTTGGAGGATGGGGTTGGTGGTGCACTCCTTCCAGATTTCCCCGAAATTCCAAGCCTTCTTGAAGCCAACTTTGATGACGGCAATGAGGGCCACTTCAACTTCGGACACTTCTTTCACGTCTTCTCCGGTCATAGGAAACTCCTTTCAAGAGTTGTTCGGGTCACTTTCCAGTTGATTGTAGCAAGGTACCGAGAGCTTTCAAAGCAGCTGCAATTGGTGCCAACGCGGGAACAAAGAACGAGGCAACGGACAAGAGCGCAGCCACCCCAGCCAGGGCAAGACCCACCTTCAGGAGAGTGCTTCGCCAGGACGGGGCAGGGGTGGTCGGTTTTGGCGTTTCTGGGACCGTAGGCGCAGGTTTCGGCGCCGGGGGTGGCGTTGGTGCCTGCGGCGGGGGAACGGGCGGGGGAACGGGCGCAGGAAGAGGCTTTCCCACCCGCACTTCGTTCAGTGTCGCCATCCACTTGACCCACTGTTTCCACACAATCTCGAACGTCCCCCAGAAAGTCTCGTCACCCGGCAAATCTTTGAGGTTTTGGATTCCTTGGCAGTGGATGGTCGCGTTGATGGCCTCTTCTTCCGGGCTCCCTCCCCACTCGAAACCAAACGTATCGCGAATCATCTTTCTTCCGAAGTTGTTCCGCACCTGCCAGTAAAGCGTCAGCACCTGCCAATTAAGGTTCGTCCCGATGCACGCGCGCTGGTAGTCGTCACCAAGAAGTGGCGCACTGTTCCACCAGGCGTGACACACATGAAGATTCAAATCTGCCGCTTTGACTGAGGCGTCGACTGGGTCGCGAAGGTTGGGCAACATTGGCGCTTCTCCCCTTGGTTGGTGTACGGTGTTATCCTATCATGGAAACGGGGGAGCACACATGTCAGCTGAAGCATTCAAAGCCCGAGTCCGAGGCCATGGCGAACAGTCGCGCAAATCTGAAACGGCGAAGGGCCGCGGGTACCACCTGGTCCGCTCGAAGTTCGTGAAGGGTAAGGATAACTACGGAAAAATCGTGACCTCATTGCGTGAGAAACTCCTTGCTGCGAATGGTGGGAAAGACCCAGGCCCAGACGTCGTCGCAATGCACAAGTTTCCTGGTGCTCACAAAGGTACAACGGGGAAAGATATGATGGGCAAGTTTGGGTCGCGCGCATCCAACACTGCAAGTTCGAATCGTCTGAGGGCGCGTAAGAAGTGATAACGCATGACGACGTAAAAGCGTATCGCGAGGCGCTTCTTCTCGATAAAAAGAACCGCCAAGACATGCTGATTCCGTGGCAAGCTGACGCGGTGGTGTTTGACGCACAAAAGCGTTTCCTCGCCGACGAGGCGCTGACGAAATTGGCGCGGTGCGGAAACCGTGCCGCAAAGACTTTCACGACGATGCGAGACCTGTCGTGGAAGGTGATGAGGCGCCACCCGTACATCAAGAAGTGGCAGAGGTGGGATGAAAAGTCCTACTTCAAAGACGGCGGGAAGACCTGGTGGGTGGTGGCACCTACGTTCGAATTCCTGCGTGAAACCATTTGGAAGATGTACCTCGAACGATTCTTTCCCAAGTGGTACTACACAGACGATGATTTTGTCTCTGGTCTTTCATGGAAGAAAGACAAGGGCGAGGAGTATTTGGAGAGCATCACCTTCCGCAACGGCGACGTGGTAGAGTTCAAGACCTACTCACAAAACCTTCTCTCGAAGATGGGTCGCGCGGTGTCGGGTGGCGTCTACATTGACGAGATGCCCCCATCACTCCTTGTCCTATCAGAACTTGTCACGCGCTGCCTCGACCACGGCGCTGACTTCATCCTTGGCTTCACACCCGTCGTGAAGGTGCCAGACATACGCGAATACGTGGACAAGCACACGCAAATGTCTGTCCACCAGTGGGCGCTCAACGAGAACCCCGTCTACCGTGACAACCCGGAGAAGCTCGCCCGAGCCATAGCCGAATGGGCGGGGCTCCCAGAGCCACTCCGGCGCGCTCGTATGACGGGCGAATGGTACGAAGAGATTCCTGAAGGGCAAAGGATTTTCGAGAATGTCACTCCCATTTGCGTTGATGATTTTGAGATACCTCTCGATTGGCGGCAAGTACGATTCGCTGACCCCGCTTCGCATCGGACTGGTGTTGTTATATTTGCTGAAGATCCGAATGATGGACAGTGGTACGCAACCATTGCTCGGGAGATAGAGTGGACCGGGAAACTTGCCAAAGCTGATGACATCGAAGGGGTGATTGACAGCCTCGCCCCTTACGAAGATTTCCGCTACTACATGAGCGTCTATGACAATGCGGAAGCGTGGTTTGGTGCTCACTCGACAGGGAAGCTTGGCAAGTGGCGTCCTTGTGTCCACAAGAAGAACAAGGAAATCCTCATCAACAACGCAAGAGACCAGGTCGTTGCGGGGAGAGTCAAGTTTTTCAAAGTGGGTGCGGCTGCGCTTGTCAGGCAAATCTACCAGTATCGCCGTAAGCCTGACGGAGCGGTCTACAAAAAGAAGGATCATCTTGTCGACCCACTGCAATACTTCTGCCGAGAAATGCCACCCTTCATTCCTGGACAGCAAAGTGTTCCGTGTGACTTGCCAGAAGAAATCAAGAAGGCCCACTTCAGGAAGCTTGCAAAGAAATGGGCGCAGAAAGGGAATCGTGTGTTTGGGGGAGGGACTGTCACTCGGATGCAGCAACGGCGCCAACAAGTCAATACACTACGGCAAAGAGGAGTTAGATAATGATTTACGCTTGGGTGTTCATAGTATTCCTGATAGTCGCCGTCATTGTGATGGCGTTCTGGCTAAGCAAAGCGATGGCTCGGGTGGATGATTGGGAGTCAGTCACTGTCAGCCTATCCCACCGAATCGCAGAACTCGAAACGCAAGCAAATGAGCTTTACAGAAAGTGTGAGAAGCTTCGTAAAGACCTCGACGTCACTGCACCCATCGTCGAACAAACCCACATGTTCGTTGAGAACGTCAAGAAAACTGCCAAGGACGCGACACGCGCGAGTGCTGCACGGATTGCTGCGCTCCAAAACCGAAACTTGAGGTGACACCATGGCTAAGATACGTTTGCGGAGTGATGAGGAACTTCGCGCTGACCTTGCGGATAAACTCAAAGACGGCAAACAGCGCCTTGAGCGAATGCGAGTCGAGTGGAACGCTGCGCGCGCGACTTACCAAGGCGTGACGCAGAAGGGTTTCGGAGGCGTCGATGCTGATATGGTGGCGACGTTCCTTGCCACCGCGCAGCAAGACAACGCTGACCAGATTTCCCTCGACTCCATGCGAGTCCTCAACAACATGTATGGGCTTCATTCGAAACTCTGCATCTCTGAGCCTGCTGTTTCCTGCAAGCCCTTCAACCGTGACCTTGAATCCATCAAATCTTCCCAATACGCGCAGATAGCTGTTGAGCACATCCGCCAATCCACCACCCTCCCAAGCGTGCTTGAGAAGGGTGTCTATCTCAACACTGCCGTGCCTGGCACGGGCATCTTGTTCCACGGTTGGGATGAAGAGGCTGGGCGCGTCACGACGGATGCAGAAGTCATCAAAGCTGCGGTTCAGGCAGAGAAGCTTGAGGAGTTGGAGTTGACTCTTGAAGGAGACCTCTGGTTCCGCAGCGTCTCTCCTGACGACTTCATCATTGACCCCAACGCCACAGAGTTTGATATTGACGCGGATTGGTGCATGGAGCGCCATCGCATTCCTTTGGAAGAGGCCATCTACCGCTACCCAGAGAAGGCCGCATTCCTCGAACTCGAAGCAGAGAAAGCGAAGCGGAGCCGCGACACCCAATACTCGCAAAAGGAAGCGGACCAACCCCGTCGTCGCGCGTCGTCTCTCAACTTCTGGGAGTATTATGAGCGAGCAAGACCATGGAACGGAATGGCAGGAGCCTACATCATCTTCGTTGAGTCAGAAGAGAACCAGGTCGAAATCCTTTCGCGAAACCCAAATCCCTATGCCCACAAGCAGCTTCCCTACAGCGTTCTCACAGATATTGATGTGCCGGACGACCCGTATGGGCTTTCGCGTGCTGTGGTTGCGCTCCCAGCGCAAGAGGCAATCAACCAGATGTTCATGCAGGTCATAGCAAACATAGAGTTGCATGGAAATATCCGTCTCCTCTGGCCCGAAGGCGCCACCTCAGACGACATGTCATCGAATCATCCGGCAATCCGCATCCCCTACAATGCGGCTCTGGGCGAGAAGCCGGTCTATCTCTCGCCAAGCAATGTGACGACAGATATTTGGCGGCTGCACACTTTGCTCGGGTCAGAAATCGACCAACTCTATGGCTCCAACGAATTTGACAGGGGAGAAATTAACCGGGAACTTTCTTCCTTCGCCGTGCAGCTTGCCATCGAGCAAGGTGACAAGCGCAAGATTCGCCTCTTCAACAAGAAGAAACGGCTGCTCAAGCGTTGTTACGAACAGAGCATCTCGAATCTCGTTCAGTACGCTTCAGAAGAGAGAATGTTTCGTGTGTGTGGCAAAGAAGAGTCACACAATTTTGAGTTCTTCAAAGGAAGTGACCTTGCTGGTGACTACGGAATCTTCGTCGACTTCGGACCCTACATGCCCATTGACCCCTACGCGCGCAAGCAACAGATTCTCGACATCGTGAAACAAGGTATCTTTGAAAAGGCAGGAGGAAACTACCAAAAGCTCGTCACCATCCTTGTGGACGGCGATATGCTCGACATAAAGGATTTGTTCGACCAAGCGAAACGCGTCCAAGAAGAAGAATTCATGCGGATGATCGAGGGAGAGAATGTTCCTGTGCAGGAGTGGCACGAACATCTTACCCACTACGCCGCTTGTGCCGAATTCATGCAGAAGAAATTTTTCGAGAGTCTGCCGCCTGAGTCGAAGAAGGCTATCCTTGACCACTCCAACGAACATAAACAAGCCATCGCGAAACTTGAAGCCGAAGCGCAGCAGCAAGGCGCTCCCACACCGATTGCGGGAGCGAAGGATGCTGAGGGCGCAGGAGCACCGACAAACGCGCCCCAAGAGCCTGGAAACCCCGCTCAGCCCGAACCGATGGCGATTGCGCCATTGCCAAACGCTGGGTGAATACTGTAACGTAATAATCATAGCAAGGAGCTAGACGAATGGCAGAGACAGATACGACACCGGCAGGAGCTGCAGACGCAGGGACGAGCGCACCCACGATGCCCACGACCGCAGAGGGTTTCTTCGACGCGGCCCGTGACCAATTCTTCGGTGACGATGAAGAGGATGTTGGCACGACGGATGAACAGGGGACGGAAGGCACAAACGAAACAGAAGAGACAGATGAAGCTTCTGACGAGTTGTCTCCTGACGCGCTTGCACCCGAGGGTGGAGAGAAACCTGCAGAAGCACCGGCTGCGTTCAAGCCTTACGAGTTCAAGGGTAAGGTACTTGGGCAAGAAGTCGCGAAGAAATACGAAACGGAGAAAGACCTCAACCGTGTCATCGCGCAAGGTGAAGCGGCTCCTGCGCTTTACCAGGCATACAAAGAGATTCAGGACTGGAAAGCATCAGTGACGGAAGACCTGCAGTACGCGCAGGACTTTTTGAAGATGCAGACGGAGGACCCTGCGGGTCTCCTCAACTTGCTGCGCGAAGAACTCATACCTGAAGAGGTCATGGCTAATTGGGTTTATGAAGCTTATCAGGACTACAAGAAACTCGCGGAAATGAGCAAGGACGAACGCGAGAAAGAGATGCGTGTCCGTGAGGCGCAGCGCATCATCCAAGGCAACAAAGATTTGGAAGCAGACAGGGCGAAACTCCTCCAAGAGAAAGAGGAGCAGACCCAAAAGACAGAGAAGGCAAAGTTCGACCAGTGGCGCAACAAGGAAGTCGATTCTTGGACGAAAAAGATCCCGGTCGAGTATCGGGAGTCGGTCAAGATTGCGATGGAATCTGTTGTTGCTCGGGCCAAGGCAAAACTTGACGCTGGGGTGAAAGTTACGTTCCGCGAAATGAGTCAGTGGCTCGAAGCTCTCTTGGCTCCTGCCGTCCACGCAAAAAGTCCCTCGCAAATGAAGAGGGAGGCTGGACGAGCTTTAGAGAACAAGAAGAACGAGTCGACAAACGCATTACGTGGAGGAATTTCAAGCGCAGCGGCGAACGCAAGACAGGGACCAGTTCAGACTGGACCTGTGACGGCAGCAAGCGTCTTTGACCGATTCAGTGATATGGTTGGTCAAGGCAAAATGAAACTCCGCAATTAAAGTACGAAAGCAATATCTAGCCTGTACTTGCGTTGCCCTGCATCCCAAATCCGAAACCACCCTTTCTCCTTAGCCTCCACAGGCGACACACAACGGAGGCGGTGGAAAGTTTCTCTCCCGTTTGTCCACTTGAACGAGACCGCTTCGCTCTCCATGTGAAACCCAAGCTTCTCGTAAGAGTGGCCATCCCCGTAGCGCAGGTCGCAAAAAGAAATGATGGACTGGGGAAGAAGCTTCTTCTTCCAGTACGAGAGAAGGCGGGAGAATCCGCCACGGATGTTGCAGCCAAGCATCGGACAGAACCTGGCAATCTCCATCTCCCCACCCTTCATCCTCACTGTCATTATTGCCACGGCCTCTCCTTCGTACTCAAGCACCGCCGCTCGTGTGGTGGGTGCATCTTTCCCCATCAAATGGTTCTTCAAGAGGAACTCATTTGACTCTGGCTTCTTCGCTCGTCGCAAGACACACTTCCGTGCATCAATCTTCTTTGACTTTCCTAACGCTCCGTCAAGGATGCTTCTCACAATCTCTGGTTTGTAAAATATCTCGTCCTCACGAAACATGTAAACTCGGTACCCGAGAGACTCGTAAATCCTCCTTCGGTCAGCGTGCCAGTTCTTCTCGGGGTACTTCACTTCTGAGTGGAAGTAGAGACCATCACACTCAACGAAAATCTTGTCCGATAGTTTAAAATCGGGACGAATGTTCGCACCAGGAAGACGCTTGTTGTGCTGAGTTGCTTCAGGGAGCACGTGCTTTATGAAGAACATCTCAAGCGAGGAATTTCCGTTCTTCACATTCTTCGCCCAGTCAAGAAACTTCTCTTCCCCATAAAGCTTGAAAACTCGGCACGAGGCTGTGTAGGAAATATCCTGCGTCTTGCACCACTCAATCAGCGGCTGACCAGCAATCGTGTAGAGGAGGTGTTGCTTGTGGCGCTGCAGTCTTGCTGCGTCAGTCTTTGCCCAGTTGGTGACGCCAAACCGTTCCAGGTTCGTCTTCACACGGGAGGCTTCTGCTTTCTTCTGCGTTGTAGGAGAGCGTTGCTTGTCTCTTATAGATGCAAGCTTGAAAGCATTGTCTACTCCGTACCTCGCAAGGGTTGTCGCAGCTGCCTTCTCTCGTGAGTGGCAACGACACACCATTTTCCCTATCTCGTGGTACTGTTTGTGCTGCAACTTATCACAAGTTGTACAGACGCACTCAAGAACACTTTGACCAAACTTATCTTTTGTCTCACGAAGGATGCGCCACCCGTTAACTTCTTGCCTAGTTTCAAACGTGTACTTTGCCAACCTCCTCCCCGTAATTCCCTTATGGGATACACACTTGCATGGGCTATTGGGTTTCGACTTCATGTGAGTCGTGGTACGGTAGACTTCTGCGCCACACTCTTTGCATTTCAAGTGAAAATGACGTCTGGGCTTCGTACCCACCATACAGTTGTCACTAATAACTTCCCAACATTCATGAATCTTGTACACTTGCACACCAACCTTTCCTTCTCGATTTTAGCGTTATCGCAACACGTTTCCCTTGTCAACCGAAAAGAACGGGACCTTGAAAAAAGTAACGCGACTCGGTACAGTGATCTGTGAGACAAGGAGAAACCATGCACAGGCAACACCCAATCAATCGATCATCCGACTTCGGTCGGAGCATTGCTTTGGTGAGCTTTGACCAAGGGCTGCAAGAGGTGATGAACACTTCTCGGCAATTCTTTCCCCAGGTCGGAAAGAGGCTGATGAGTCGGGAGTTATTTTCTTTCGGTGATAGTCCTCTGTCGCGTTGCAAACCAAATCAAAAATCAAGAGGTAACAAGAAATGGTAGTTTCACCACAAGCAGTTGTGTTTCCCAATAGCACTTCTTTTTCCTTGACTGAGTTGCTCAAGATTATTCAGGAGAACGGAATTGATCCGCTTTGGGCTGAAGTGGAGGACTCTCTCGAAGCCGTCATCGATCACGCTTCCGCCGATTGGGGACAGGAAGTTCGCTATTCCCTCAATGTGGATGCCGGTGGTGGCGCGTTTGGACGAATCGCCCAACAGTCTGGCCGCTTCTCGCCTGGGGACAAGACCCGTAACATTCTGGGCAAGGTCTATCCTAAATACCAGACCTTCACCTACCAGTTCGAACGCTTCCACCAGAAGCTCTCGAAGACGCAGGCACAAGCGTACATCGAGAATGCAAAGCAAGAATTTCTCATGAAGAACATGTTCCAGAAGTCCTTCATGGTGTTACAGATGATGGGTGACGGCACGGGCCGTCAAGGCGTGCCCGTTGGTTTCGGCGCTGCTGAAACTGCTGCTGGCGCCACGTTCACCATCGCTGACGTGACAACCCCCATGAAGATTAAGCTTGGAAGCACCACGACTTCCGCAGGCTGCGCTGCATGGTTCCTCGAAGGTTCGATGGTCTCTGTGATTTATGGTGATAGAGACCTCAACGACGACGGCGCTGATGAAGTGACTGCGGCCAACAGCCGTGTGCGTTTCGTCTCCTTCTCGTTCGAAGATGCTGGCGCTGGTACGGCTCGCGCCTTTGACGCATTCCGCGTTGTGAAAGTCGACCAAGAAGATGACGCCATCCACTGTATGCCTGGCCGCTACTCCACCACGGTTGGAACTGACAATGGAGCCTTCTCGCAAGACTCTGAGTGGGTTGCTTCTGGTACGGGCGCAGTGACTGTGACTCCCTTCCGTGGCCGCTCCGCAGACTATCTGGCCGTCGCAACGGATACTGTGTTTGGCGCACAGATCAACGACCTCAACCTCATCCTTGGTGGCGAGACTGCTCACTACGCATCTCTCATCCATCCCCAGTATGTGGCTGAGTCGCAGGCTGCTGCTCGACTCCAGATCGGGATCGGATGGGCCAACACCACGGACATCTCCACCATCAATGATGGTATCTTGACTGGTCTTGAGACTCTGCTGCTCAACAGCTCCAACACGGTTCACAACATCAACCGCGCTTCCGTCATGCAGTATCTCCCGACCATCAAGGACAACGGCGGCAAGGACATGACGTTCAACACCCTGTACGCATTTCTCGCTCAGCACCACTCCCGTAACCGCAAGATTGCGACCGACTGGTCCACGTGTCTCATGAACCCCATCACGTACAGCAACATGGTCGCCCTGTCTGAAAATGACCGGCGCATCACCGAAGGCCAGGGCATCCGGGGCGAAGATGGCGCGAAGTACATCTCTTTTGGTGGAAAGAAATTCCAGCTGGAAGCTCACTCCGTCATGCGGCGTGACCGGCTCTTCACGATTGCGAACAAGGCAATCACCCTCCACGACGGCAAGATTGAATCTGTCGAAGTCGGTGGGCAGAAGGAATTTCTCAGCATCCAAAACGGCCAGCGCGTGAACATCAATGAAGCTTACGCGACCGTTTGCGGAGAGATGAGCGTCAAGGGTCTGCGGCGTTGCGGTGTTATCACGAACTTCAAAACGTCTGTGTTGTAACAAAACTCAACACAGAAAGGAGAAAACGCAACATGGCAAGAAAGTTGTTTTTCAAGCAAGGCGACATCGACGCATGGGACAGGCACATGACCCATGCGACGGGTGGCCAGACCTATGCGGGTGACATGCTCGCAGGAACCTTCAACGGCATCTGCACAGGATTCTCGCAAGAGCTTCTGTTTCCTGATGCCATCATCGCAGGCGCCACGACCCACAGCATCGCGAAGTTCGTTGCTGCCTCTGCGGGTGGCGACCTCGCAACTCCCGTGGCCTACTGGCTCAAGCACAGCCCCTTCCGTCTGCGGATTGGCTCAGTGACGGCTGCAGCCATCGCTGCTTCCACCACGGGAATCGCGGAAATCACCACCCTCGACACAGCCGCCCGAGGCATCCTCAGGATGCAGCTGGCAGACGTGGTCGACGCAGCCCAAATCCTGCTTGACCAAGGAAATCTCGCACCCATCTCCATGAGCCGCTCGTGGAAGCTCTGCGTGCATGTGTCCTACGCTCGTAACGCTTCTACCCTTGAGACCATCGGCTCTTCAGAGTTTGGCGTCATTGGTGGAGCCCTCGGCGTTGACCCGACTGCCGTGATGAACGCAGCCGGTGTGCACTTCACGATTGCTGAGAGTACGATTCGTTCTTACAGCGTATCGACCACAGCGACTCTGCTTGCAACAAAGATCCTCCCCACGGGAGACTTTGTCGTGACGTTTGAGTACGACAGCACGTCTCGCAACATGCTCCTTGAGCTTGACGGAAGACCGTTTGGTTCTTACGTCGTTCCTGCAGCCGTCACCGACATGCAAATTGCTGGGCGCGTCATGCACCAGGCAGCGTATGTCGTTGCAACCCATGACCCCGTTGGACTCGCCATTGATGACATCATCTGGTATTCGCCCAACGTCTGAAAGGAGACTGAAACGTGAAGAAGGCCCTAGACAGTTTTCTTGCAGGTGGCGACAAGCCTGCTGACCCAGCCGGGGCTCCTGCTCCCGGTCCCGGGGACTTTGATGCAATGTTCGGGGAAGAAGGCATGGAGGAACAAGACCCTCTGGCTGAGGCTCTCCAAGCCGCAGGTTACAGTGTGGATCCGGCGAAACTTGACCAGGTCCGTGCTATCCTCGACGCAGGTAGCGAAGGGGAGGCCGAACCTCTGGCCGGGGCTGAAACCCCGGAAGAAGAGAGTCTTGAACCGGGTGGCGGTGGCGGCGCAGTCCCTGCAGCGATGAGCAAAATGGCTGGCAAGAAGTATTGATTCCAGCATTCCATCGTGCAGGCAAGCCTCCCAGATTCGCATGAGTCTGGGAGGCTTCTTCATTTCTAGGAGACACTTATGAGAACGGATGAAATGGTCGCGCAGGTTCGAGACCAGATGCTCGAATTCGACGTTGACCCAGTGACAGACAGGGCGATCCTCTCGCGCCTCAACTTTGGCTACGAGTATTGCTACAACCATCTCGTCAAAAGCAACGACAGTCTTTACGCGCGGTGGAAATATTTCATCGTGAGCCCGGGACTCTCAAGCTACACTCTCCCAAAGAATCTCTGGGGGAAGCGCGTGGAGCAGCTTGAAGCTCCAAACCCTCCGCAAACAGGCTTCGAACCTTTCAACTACACCCCCATTGACAGGCGTGACCCGCAGAGTATGTCGCGTTACGACTCGCCGCGCGCCCGCACGTTGTTGCCTTCGGTGTGGACACAAATTCGCAACAAGCTTGTCATCGCGCCACCTCCCATCGTCCCCAGCAAACTGCGTTACCTGGTGACAGAAGCCATCCCACCACTGGCTGCGGTTGAGGGAATCATCCTCGATTTTGAAGGTGACAAACTCACTTTGGACAGGGATGACACGTACCTCGCAGCGAACCTTGCGAAACGAAATTTCAACTTCCTGAGCATCTGCGACTACATGACAGGCGAAGTGAAAGCTGTCTATCCTTATGAAGCCGTAGGAACGTATGACGATACGTTAGGCGAAAGAGTTATCACGCTTGGGAAAGCGATTGGGATTTCTGAATACTTTGGTCAGGCCATAACGAAGTGCTATTCGTATGCCGTGTCGAAAGTTGACTATGTGGTGGCTACGAAAACCGTCACCATCACGACAACTGATACGGTGGAAGGTATCGCGCTGGGCGACACGATTGAAGCGTCTCTCGATGTGACGGAAGGCGACACGTACAATATTGTCGATACGCTTGTTGATGATACGAACTTCTATGACCCACCCGAGTACACGATTCCTGTCGATACGACGACTCGGCGGGTGGTCGTGACTGCCATCTCTGCAAACAGCATCTCGTGGGTGGATGACACTCTCGTCCCCACATTCGTCGACCGCTACCCGAGCCCTCCTGGGGCGACGTTCACTATCAACCTCGCAGCTGCAGCGAACGGAACGTACCTCACGCAGCCTGTGGTGAATGTGACTCTCGCCGCTCCCCATGGACTCACGGTCGGGCGCGTCACGAAAATCACGTTTGCAGCCACGGCAGACGCCAATCTCACAGGAACCCTCAAGTGCATACCGACTGGCGCCAACACGCTCGTGGTGCTTATCTCTGCGCTTGCTGGAGTGTGGGGTGGAGCGGGCAACGCAACGCTCTACCAATACCCTGCTTTGAACGTGGGAACGGGCTTCCCAGCCATCACCGAACTCTCCTCGACCAACGCGGCCCAGCTCACCTTGCGAGCCTCAGGCAGCTCACCCTTTGCCATCGCGCAGAAGCCAGCCGTCACGACGAATGACCCTGACGCTTATGATCACGATTACGATGTGGCGGTAGGAGATGTGGTGGTGTACGGGTTCGGTACAGGCATTCCGATTCTCCCCGCACCCTACCACCAAATCCTTGTTGAATGGGCTTCCCTCGTAGCAAAGTCTGCACTCAATGAGACAGACGCAGAGGTGACAGCAATCTTGAAAGAGATGATGGTCGACCTGAAGGGTGACACGGCGGGGCGGAAGCTGGGTGTGATGATACAAAAAGATTTTTCCTGCAGGAGTAACGCCATCTCGCAATCTCGACGAACGGGGAGGCGCTGATGAGCTTCAAAGGGACCAACTCCCGGCTTTCAACGGAAGACATTGGAAAAGGCATCGACGGGGTGTCGTCCATCTCAGATATTCCCGAAGGATATGTGCTTGACGCAGAGAACGTTGACCTCTCGGAAGCAGGGAAAGTCAAGCGTCGCGCGGGGTACCAAACTCACGCTTGTCGCTTGCCCGTCAGAACTCGTCGCGCAGAAATCGCAGCAGGGCTTGGAGACAAAGTCTTTGAGCTTGACTCCGTGAGGAACCAAGAGATCACCATCTCCATCTTCAAGAACACCGGAGCCAACCTCACGAACCTTAGTGACTCTTTCTTCTACCACCCAGACGACAGCCTCAACACCGTGTTCGTGACTGTGACGTGGGCTGCTTTTTCTCCTGGGTTCACGGATGTTCCACCCATCACCGTCGACACAATCTTGCAAATTGTGCAGGGTAGCGTGGCTGTTCCTGTCCCCTATTCCTATCGCCCAACCATTGTGTTTGATGATGGAACGGTGAGTGGTGTGGCAAAGTTTCTTCTCCCCATTCAGATGCTGCAGGGCTTCAACCCGGTACCTGTCCCAACGGATCTTGTTGGACAAGACTATACGGCCTACATCTGTGATGCTTTCACCTTTAATCGCCTTCCGGTTGAAGATATTGTGAGTCTCTCGGTCGGCGCAGCTGCACCTACCGTTGTGACAGCCACGTTCGTTGCTGGTTCGACTCTGGCAGATTTGTCTCTCCTCACCATCGTGAACTTTGAGACGGTGCTGCGGGGAGCCGACCCAGCCCGGCGTACAGGTGTGTCTGGCATTGTGACGGCGAAGACAGCAACGACACTCTCGATTCAGATGTATGATTCCCTATCGAATCCTGCTGGTCTCGTCGCGTCCCTTGTCAACCTCTCTATCCTCTACACAGAAGCAAAGCAGTTCATTTATGCTGCAGCAGATTCAGGACGAAAGTTCAAGACGACAGGACCAATTCTCACAGGACCTGGTGTGCAGAAAATTCGCATCCTCGACTGTGTGAGAATCGTATCGAACCACAGTCTCACAAGCACAGAAACGGGAGTGGCTGTCGCGACGGGGAACGTCGACGAGATTGGTTTCCTTTTTGGAACGGAGATTGATGTAGGATACGTCAATTCTCTCAACAAGTATTTCGATGCAGACCTTGGAACCGAAAGACTTGTGTGCGGCTATCGGGGCAGCTTCTTTGTCGAGACGCCGATGACGGGCATATTCATCACCGCTGATTCTCCTCAGTACACAGGCGTGGCGACGACCTTTGCTGCATCGAACGGGCTCTTTGCGATCCCGATTGGCTCTGCAAGCTCGTACTACGAGGAAAATGACATCATCACAATTCAATACGCGACGGACTGGCTTGGAACGCTGGTGACGAAGACTTATGTTGTTGACAGTGCTTCTGCCACCCACGTCTATCTGCAGGCGGGGACTGAGACGAGACTTTATCTTCCGACTCTGACGTATCTAAAGTTCCGGCGCACTTCAAGCACTGTGGTTTGGTCTGTGGAGCCATACTTCAACTTCAATGGAATGACGATACAACAAGGAGAGGCGAACCCACTCAATCCTGTTTACGTGGTAAAGCAAGTGTCAGGAAGCTTGCCACTTTTCGAACTCGATACGGAAGTGACGTGGGAGAGTGACAGCGTCTTCACACCTTTGAACATCTTCTACCCCATATTTCCTGAGGGCATGAACGCACCCATCACCACCGCGTACCCCCCATCAACCGTCGTTGACGTCAACTCTGTGGAACTTGAGAGAAGCGTCATATTCGCTGCGCGAGAGAATGGGATGTGGCGCTACAATGGGTCACAATTTGTCAACATGCGAATCCCGCGACCCCCCTCTGGTTTCATCCGCAACATCCGGGGCACCAACGGCCAACTCAAGATTGACACGGCGGATGATGGGCTGCAGAGTGGAAGACAATACGACTTCATTGTCACCTACTCCTACGTTGAACTTATCAACGGTAAACTCGTGACGTATGAGTCTGGTCTCAGCCCCGTGGGTGGCTACACCATCACAAGTGCACCAGCACTCGATGGGAGTGGCCAGTCGCAGCTCGTCGAACTCCAAGTCCCAACTCTCCCGCTGGGGATCGGTCTTCCAGTAGAGTCGATGTTTATCAACGTCTACCGCACAAAGTCAGGAAAGCTCGCAACGCAGGCGACGAGTGAAATCTATCTCCTCGAAAGGCAGGTGGCGAACAACCCCTATTTGCCCTACGTCGCAATTTTGGCGGGAACGGAACCACCGCTCGACTTCAACGAAACGAATTACAAGATACTTTATGCGTCAGTGCAATCAGATGTGACGAGTGATGAACTCGCGCGGGAGATTATCGACCCACCCCTCGCTTCTGTGATCACGGCGCTTGAAAATCGCGTGATTGCCGCTAACGGGGGGGAGCTTCCTTATGTTAATCTCATCTGCAAGGACGTGTTCGACACGTCTGATGGCTCCTTCGCGGCGGACGTCCAATTGCGATATTCGCCGCCTAACGCCACTCAAGACACCTCTTACGAATTTGTGTCCGTCCCCCTCACGCCTGTCACGACGACGGTGACAGTGAGCGATGATGCAGGAACAAACCGTGTCGCGCAGGTATTTGCTCCTGTCGGGATTTACGACTTATCGACCATAGCTCACACGGACAATTCCCATCTCTTCCGTCTGACGGGAGCAGCAGTTCTTGTTGGGGTGAAGTGCCTTCTGCGCTTTGAGAAGGGCTCGAAAGAAGCCTCTATCTCTGGCGGGAAAGACCCGTTTTATGACAGTTTCGGTTTCGAGTCACAAACGTTCACGGGGACGGGCGGGTCGACGAACACTGAAGTTTCAGCACAAAAGAAATGGGTCTCAAAGGATGTGAGTGGAACGGTTATCACGCCTTCTGAGCGATTCATCATTTTTCAAGAGTATCAATCCGTCGAGAATGTTTCGAACGAGAATGGCCTCATCATCACTGGCTCGTCTGGAGACTCAACAAGTGAGAGTGAGATAGCAAAGTTCACTCTCAAGATAAAGACCACGGCAGCAGTGGTCTTCGATGTTGGGGATATGCTCATCTTAAAAGGTCTTGGCACGACGGGGCAAGTCAAGGATGCAGATGGAAGGATTCTCAACTTCGACACAGATATAATTTGTGAAGTCCTCACAGCAGTCACTGCTGCTGACCCAGACATCTACTCTCTCGCAATCTGCGTTATCAGCAACTCTGCAGCAGGAGCGACAGTCTACAAACGAGTGGTGGTGAAGAGTGCTCTTTCCGTCTCGAACCTTGCGGGGGGTGTGTTCCATGGCCCTTTCACCATTTACGCAGTTGATGTGGGAGTGAAGACGACTTCTTTCCCCATCACCAACACGTCTCTCCCTTCACCCACGGCGACCCTGACAATCACCGCCGCACCTGTTCTCACCATTCCTGCAGGAACGGACATCATTGTTGATGCACTGCCGTTTGATATTCCACGCGGGAGCAACTGCAACTGGAATCGCCACTACAAAGCCGTGGCGCCAAACTATGCGGCGGGTGCCTTTACTGTGACGTGTCCAACGCTTCCCGAAGAAGTGCGAGGCAGCATTGGTCAGACCCTTGCATCAGACTACGGAAAGCTGAGCATCCCAAAAGACATCTTCGCCTACGGTGTGGCGATTGGGGATGTGAACTATCTGCAGGTGCTTCTCACCTCTCAAGTCCTCACGGTCCCAGTCGTCGCTGGCGATTGGATTTACATGATTGTGAGAGGGAAGGAGAACGACACTTTCTATCCTCCGCTCTCTGGGTGGTTCAAAGTGGTGCGGGTGAGAAACAACGTCGCTGCATGGGTCACGAGTCTCGCCATTGGTGCAGCACTCACAGGTGTCGAGGTGGAGATAGATTGCCCCACGGCGTCTCTTCCTGCGCTTGACTTCGCAGCCATGACGGGTGTGAGTGAGACGAAAGTTGTGTTCATTGACCAATCCACACCATCCGTCGCTCTGACAAAATACATCCCTGTCCCTGTCCCTCTCGTGCAGCGCAACGACCCTTATTTGTCAGACCTTACGGGAACGATGTACGGACCAACGGATGGCTACACCCCGCTTGAGAAAGTCATCAAGCGTTTCGCCCATGCCATCAACACTGTTCTCCACGACAAGATGTTCGCCTACTGGGGTGGACGGAGAATTGCCAATGATGAATCGTCCCACCCAGGCAACGTCCTTCCGACGAACGGCCTGAAGCTTCTCACCCATCTCTATCCCGTGGATGAACAGTTCTATCGTTACGTGACAACGACGCACCCGACAGAAACAAGAGAAGCGTCGTGGTCTCTTTATGGACAGGCGGCGTATTGGCACATCGATGGCGAGACACGGAGCGACGGTGTTGCGACAACCTATCCACGCACAGCAGTGACAACCGTCACGGCAAAGGAGACGCGGCCTGCACGCCTTTGGTACACGAACCCAACGGGAACGCTCATTGGGCAAGCGTTCAGAGAACTCTCGTTCGACGAGGTGGATTCGCAAGATGGGGAGAGCATCCGGGCCATGTGTCAGCAACAAACGTTTGGACTTCTCTTCAAGAAGAGTAGCTCCTGGCGCATACAGTTTGACAATGGAACCTATCTCACCAAAGACCGTATCCCTGCCATTGTTGGTGCATCATCAGCAAAGAACGTCATTCCAACCCCGAAGGGCGCTTTCGTGCTTCATGACTCTGGGGTGTACTTCACAGATGGCGCGTCGATGGAGGATGTGTTGCAGCCGTCGCGTGTGTTCCGTGACCGAGTGGCGCAGAACGTTGACCTTTTCCCGTTCACGGCAGGCTTCCACAACCCCTTTACGAAGGCTGTCTATATTGGCGTCCCGCTTTCCGAAGTCCGTGGTCCAGCCGTGAGCACGTTCGACGGGCAGCTCGTGTTCGACTACTCAAACCGCAACATCACTCTTTACTCGATTGACGTTGGGTGGAGTGTGAACACGCAAATTCCCGCCACATTCTGGACGCGGGTGGGGTCTGAATCCTACTTCGCATCGACGGGTGGAAAGGTGTTCCGCATCCGCAGAGAGCACACGAAGACAGTCTACTCGGACGAACGCCGCTCCATTCCTTTCCTCATCAGAACACGCTACGTGGACGCGACAGATCCTGTCGGTGTGCGCTTCTACCGCAGCATCTTCTTCCAGTTCGGGACGGAAACGAACAACACGATGGAAGTGGCGCTCACGAAGGATTTTGGCACGACCTACACCCACATCTCCTCGTTCACGGTGCAGACGAGTGACCCACTCAATGCGGTGGCGACAGTTGCGCTCTCTGATGCTTATGTCGACACGATGCGACGGACACCACCGACCCCGCGCGCTCAGAACCTCTCCATCGAAATCACCAACGACGAGGTGGATACGGCAGCAGAAGTGCATGGAATCTTCTTTGAGTCGAGTGATGGAACGACAAAACTCACCTCTCAACCTGGGACTTAGGAGAAAGCGATGGCAAGGTTTTCGTTCCCATCCTTCCAAGCACTCACCCCCATTCCACCGGGGGCGAAGGAATTGTGGATGACGTTTGGTCAGACGCTCGCAACTCTCCGCAAGGCATTCCAAAACGGGATTGTCCTGTCGGAGAATCTTGAACACGTTTCGTATGGTGGTGGCGTGGAGCACGCTCAGAATGTGGTGATTGAGCACGGCTTGGGTCGCTCTCCGGCACAGGTGATTCTGACGAGCGGAAGGGTCGAATTTGTGACGCAGGTGTCTGTCAACTCGACCCAAGCCATCCTTCTGTTCCGACTTCTTACGGCGACCGCCTCGTCTTACGGGACGGGAAGGACGCTCACAGACAGGCTCATCACGGTTGACGCTCCCTTCTTTCGCGAAGGGGACGCGGTGGTGGTTGACGGGCTCCCAAACCGCATAACGAAGGTGTCTGGCACAAGCATCTATCTCTCAAGTCTCGTCACAAGCATCACGCAGCACTCAATTTCATTGGCAACGGAGCAAGTGAAGCTTCTTTTTTTGTGAGGTAAGGTAATGGCAGAGATAAACTTTTCATCAGGAACAGAAGCTTCGGGCGGGCTGACGGACCTGACGAAGAAGCAGAAGGAAATGGCTTACGCCCGCAGTCCCATGAACAATCAGGCCGTGAACCTGGGGTCGATGGAGGCGAAGAACTCTCCCAAAGGAATCCTTTCAGGGAAGCAGGCAACGGACAAACAGCAAGAGACGCAAGGGGTGGGCGCGCAGGCGAGCCAGACTCGCACCGTGGCGGGGCAAGCCTCACCCCAGATTGCCGCGATGCGGGCGAACCTCGGCAGCTTCGCGACGAAGCTCCAAGGCGCCATCAACCAGTACCTGAAGGGTGGACCAACAGCGAGTATCAACGCACAAAACGCTGCCGGCTCTTCTCCTGTCTATGACGAAACGACAGGCACCTGGTCCGCTCCAGAAATAAACGTGACGGCAGGGCTTGGTGGAGTGCTCGACGAGAAGCTCCAGCAGCTGCGGTCGGTGGAAGAAGCCTCTTCCGTTTTTCGCGATGGAAACTTTGAAAAGGTTCTCGAACGGTTTGCCGACACGGATGGAAACGGGGTCATCGATGCCAACGAAAAAGCGTTCCTCAACCAATCGTTTGGTATTGTCAACGAACTGAGGAGACTTGAACAACTCGACCCGTATTCCCCTGAAGCAGAAGCACTCAGGATGCAGCTTCAATTTCAAGACCGGGAGGGGTTGGTGTCTGGCCTTCAAGCCGCGCGGGAGAAATACGAATCAGTCTCAGGGATGAAGGTTGCTGGTGCAGAGGGTGAAGACAAAAGCCTTGAAAACTTGGTGGAGATGTCTTCTGCAGATGTGCTCAAAGAACTTGAGAAGGCAACAGAAGGCGGACAAGGGCTTTTCTCGGGAGACGTGACGACTTCCCTTCGAAGCCAATACGACGAGGCTGCGCGCCAATATGCGGGCGCAGCGACGGAAGATGCCACGGTGATGCAAGCGATTCGCGACACGACAGACACATGGCTCAAGGAGTACGAAGACTCTTTGGAAGAGTCGCGTGGACAAATCAACGAAGAGTTCCTTGGTGCAGCGCAAGGCATCATCCAAGACCTCGAAGCAAAGAAAGCCGAAGCGGCTGCGCGGGGTGAAGATACGAAGTGGGTCGACCAGGCGAAGCAGTGGTTCACAGACCTTCAAACCGGCGTTCAGAACGGGTCGAGGAACTTCGCCCAGGTGATTCAGCAACTCCTCTCAAGCGACGTGGGAATGGCTCCTGAGGCACGGGCAACGCTGAAGAAGTGGCTTGGGCAGACGATTGGGGAAGACGCTTCGGGCAAGGGGGAAATCGCCAACCTTCTGCAGCAAGTTTCTGAGAAGGGCTACGCGCTCACGAAGGATGAGTTTGGGAACACGAAGCGCGTGATGTTCACGTCAAGTGATAAGCAACAGATTGCGGAGATTCTTGGTGATGAATCACGCAGCACGCAAGAGAAGCAGGATGCGATTGAAAGCATCATCCAAGACCGCAGTGGGACGCTTGGGAAAGACCTGAAGAAAGACACGGAGTATGTGTCTGACCTCATGAAAGATGGAAGCTTCAAGACGGCAGTTTCCAGCTTCCGTGAAGCAATGGTCAATAACCTCAACTCTTTCAAGAACAGCGCAGTGAAGGACGTCTACAACAAAATCATTGAAGCTGGTGTTGACCCAGCCACTCTTGGTGGACAGGGGATGCAAGACACCATCTCGCAGCGCGCGGCGGATGAACTCAACGCTGTCAACATCGCAGCAGAGACGGCAGCAAAGCAAGCACAACAAGTGCAAGACAGGGCAGTGCGAGACCAGAAAGAGATTCAGGTGTTTCTCGACCAGTTCGCTCTCCTGCGTAAGACTGGTGCTGACAATGTTCGTGCTGCGGTGGAAGGGGCAATTGATTCTCGGACACCTCAATATGCGACCATCATCCAAGACGTTCTGCTCAAAGCGGGTTGGGGCCAACTCGCTCCTGAAGACCTTAACGAAAGAGCACGAGTCTACTCATTCCTTTCGTACATGAAAGCTGCGCGCGGGACACCTCTTTACGCGACAATGCTTGCTCAGTATGGGCCGGTTCTTGACCAGATGGTGACGAACCCACGCATCGTGTTCAAGCAGACACCCGCTGACCAGAACCAATTCAGCGTGGCGAAGCAACTCATGGGCAACATCCCTTACGAGATGATGTTCAAGAGCACTGAGGCCAGCAGACAGTTGCGCGAGAAGGAAATGTACCTCAACGCCAAGATGGCAGAAGCGAAGAGTGCCACTGCGCTTGCTGGCTCTGCGGTTGTGGGCATCAAGACTGCGCTCATGCAAGCACGAATGAGCATCAGTCAAATCACCTCTGCCACACCTCTGCAGATGTTCATGGCGGCGAAGACGGGCGACACGAAACTCCTTGGACCGAAGTTCGCAAACTTCAAGCCAGAAGACTTCGCAAAGATGGGCTACGATGTTTCTTACACAGAAGACGACACGCAACGCCTCGACTCTAACCTTGAGTACACACCTGTGAGTGTGAGTGATCAAAAGGATATTGAGATTCTGAAGAACACTGGTGTGCAGCAAGCGCCACCTGCAGCGATTCCGCAAGCAATCAAGGATAAGCTCGACAAGCAGCCACCCGCTGCTGCAGGAACGAAACTCAAGACGTATGAGGTTCCTGGTGTCTACTCAGCCAACGTCATTCGCGTCACCATCCCTGCAAACGAGAACATCAACACGTACCTCGCAAGGATTGGCGCGACAGAATTTGTTGACACGAAGCGCATCTCAGAAGTCCCAATCGGAACGCGCATCAAAGAAGCCGTGCAAGACCTGTCTCCCTCATGGCTCAAGTCTTTCTTCAGCACGATTGGGTTCGACTCCAGCAAATCCGCCACAGAGTTGAACTACGTCCCAACGAACAAAACGTGGGAGCAGCTTACACCCGAAGAGAAAGCGGCGATTGATCCCGCATTTAGGCCAGCCGGTGCAGTTGTTCCTCCATCCACCCAGCAGAACACAGGTCGAGGAAGTGATGGCGAAGGGTCTGGCGGGGGACGGGGCAGCATTGGAGACATGACAGGCGAAGGCGGTGGTCGCGGACAACGAGCGCATAGAAACGATTAAGGAGACGTGATGGCAACGTACACTTCAGACGTACTGAAAAGCACGCAAATGAGAAACCCGAAAGAGGCAGATGACGAGCTGCGCGATTTGGAAGCGGGGCAACAGGCAGTGCAGCGCCAGGTGACGGGAGGCCCAGTCACGGGCCTCAACCGCTTCCAGCGCCAAGGTGTGAGGAACCAGTGGGTCGGCGCAGAGAATCAGCGACGGCAACAGGCGGCGGGGAATGCGTTTGGTCTCTCGAATCAAATCGACGAGCGCAACGCCAACGTGCAGAACACGCTCACAGACGCTTATTCCAAATACCGAAACGTGAATGCAGATGCCGCTCAGCAGCAAGCCCAAACGTCACTCACCTTGGGCCAGAACGTTAAGGAGTCGATGGCTGGGCTTGAGCAAAAGAAAAACGAATTTGACTTTGGCCTCTTCAAGAACCAAGCGGAACGCGACGACGCGATGGCAAGTTTGTGGCGCAAGGGTGTGGCAGAAGAAGCCCTCCAAAACATGGCTTTCAACCATCAACTCAAGATGCAAGACGTCGACCAATACTTCAAACTCCTCATCAACCAACTCAACGAGGACTTGGAAGACTACAAGATTGACTCGCAAATTGGTTGGTCCAAGACTCAGCGTGGGATGGAGTCGGCTGCAGCAAATACTGGGCTTCTGATGGGTGGCCTTGGTGGTGTGGCAGGCGCAGTCATCGGTTGGTACGCAGGAGGCCCGACAGGCGCAGCTTACGGCGTAGGCGCAGGAGCGGCGATTGGAACAGGCATTGGCAAAGCTTCGGAGGCACAATGAGAGCAAGATTGATGGCAATTATGAAGAAGATGAAGAACCCAGAAGCGTATGACAAGGCTTGGAGCCAGGAGCAGATTGTGTCGCCTCTCGACCAACAATTTTCTCCTCAGCCACAAGCAAATGAGCCACAGGTGAACGCGAATATGCTTCCTGGTTTCGACCAGCAAGCTTACGAAAATCCACCTCTCGATGAAGCTCTGCCACGAAGCGTGAATGCTCCTGTGCAAGAAATCTCCCCCGAGATGATCCCGCAAAAACGCTTTCAGCAAAGCCTGCGCGGGAGAACCAGGCGCTTCGACAACGCACAAGCGAAGCAGAGGGGTGAACTGATTTATGGTTGATTCTTACATCACCCCAGAGGAAAGGGTGGCGAGTCGAAAGAGGGTGCTTGGAGATTTCCTCAACCAAGACCCTATGCTCACTGAGCAACAGAAAGCAGACCGTGACGAGTCGAAGCGGCAGACGATGGCAGCAACGGGGCAGCAAGCTCAGACCGTGCGTGGCTCTCCGCAGCTGCAGGGGCTCGGGAGTCTTGGTATCATTCAGCAAGCTGCACCTGCAGCCATGACACAGCTTGGAGAGCAAGCCCAGGCGCGCGACCAGCAAGACGTCACGGGCGCAGGGATGGAGCAAGCCATTGCGAGTGCCAGGAGTGAGCAAGCCGTGGGCAACACGCAGCGGGGCCTTGAATCCAACACCCAGCGCCTGGCGCGGGCGGTGGCTGACAAGGCATTTAGCGAAGGCATGACGGCGCGCGAACTCATCTTTCACGAGAACTCTGCGCTTGCTGACTACTCTCTCGCAAAGCTCAAAGAGGATTTTGCGGCGGGACGAGAATCAGCTGCGGACTTGCAGCGCCTTCAAATCGACCTTGAGCAGCGCGCCATCAAACGAAAATACGCAGCTGACGAAGCTCTTCAAAGGTCGATGGGGGAGTTCGAAGTTATGCTCAAGAAGGGAAACATTGCCGGAGCGAAGGCCCGGATGGAGGCTCTCCTCGAGGAGCAGAAGGCAGCACTCAAAGATCAGATTCGCGCAAAGGCTATCGCAGACATCACGGCAGGTGTGGCGGGGACCGCATCTTCTGCCATTTCCTCGTTCATGAATTGAGGTGACACACATGAGATTTTACGTGATTGACGAGAGTGGAAAACGAGTGCTGCGGACGGCTCCTTCAACGGACAAGCCAGGCTTCAAAGCAGTGCCTGTGGGCACGTTCCAAGGCGCACCAGTCTATCGCTACGAGGCAACGAGCACTGCTGACGTGCTGCGCGCCAACGGGGCTGGGAAGCCCGGGCCGCGAGACACAGCAAGCATCCTTGCGCGCAATGGAGCAAAGCCTTTCACCCCTCCCGCGCAAGGGCAGAACCAGCTTCCAAACCTGTTTGAGAAGACTGAGCCAAACTTCTTCAAGCCTGGTGGCGAGCACAAGGTTCCGCTCCGCAGTGACACGGCTATGCCAGACATGGAAGCTCCACGGATGGGCGCAGCAAGTGCTCCCTCAGGCAAGCAGCTGGCGCAGCAGAATGCTCCGCTTCAGAACCGCCTCAAGAAGAAGATGGCTCAGAAGAAACCCATGCCACCTGTCGCTCCTCCTGAAGCCAAAGCTTCTGGCCTTGGTGCGTTTGACATGAGCGGAATGGGCAACACCTTCGACGAAATGAAAGGCGTGAAGCCTGAGGACAAGATTCCCGAAACGCCTACCATGCAGATCGAGACTCAGGCGCCTGTGCAGCCTGTCGACCCGCTCGGGAAATTCAAGAAGACGGACTATGGAGCGCAAGAAGACCCATCGCTTGTTCAATCCGCCCAGAGCAAGACAGTCGAAGTGACGGACCCTCTTGCCCGGGTGAGAGGCGAAGCGCCTCCCCCGGCGCTTGACGGAGCGAAAGACCCAACGGGTCGAGGCATTCCTTGGGAGAGCCGTTACTCGAAGACCAGTTCTCTCCAAGAGCCCATTGTCGACAAAGAAAAGCTCGCAGAGGCAGAAGCTGCAGGGAAGACGGGCGAAGAGGAAACACAAAGAAGGTATCAAGAGTACCTTGCTGAGATCGGGAATATTGGCAAGAACACCCCAGAGCAAGACGCATTGAAGCAAGAGAAACGTGACGCTCTTTCTCGCTACACACAAGGACTTGATAGGGGAGAACGAAGCAAGTTTATCGACGCCATCGCCAACAACCTTGGAAAGATTGCGGGTGGCGTGGCAGGATTCGCGACGGGAACTCCCGTAGGCAAATACTATGAGTACGCTCCATCTGGGATTGGAGATATGCAGGCCCAGAATGCCGAAAAGAAGTTTGCTGCCGAGTCGGGTGACATCTCGTCGCGTGAGAAGGACATCAAAGAGCAGCAGGCTCTGAAACTCGCAGGACGCGAGAAAACCATCAACATGGCCATGAGTCTCAACAAGGATGGTCAGGATAGACTCTTCCGCATCCTTGACCTCACGAAGAAGATTCAAACAAGTGGTGGAACCGAAGGTGTCGACTTCATCTCTCCTGAGAAGATTGGTTTCGAGCTTGATAAGCTTGATAACGCAGAACGCATCAAGAAGATGGACCTCCAAGCTGAGGCCCTTGAGAAGAATCTCGCCAGACTCAACCAGAACGACCAAAATAGGCTTGGTCGGGAAAGCGCAGAGAGAATCGCAGACAAGAAGCTCGCAGCTGGGCCAGAGGGTGGAACGACGACTTCTGAGGAGGATACGGGACTTCGCAAGGGTTTCGAAGCTGCAAGAAGCTACGGGGCAGCGTACCAAGGAAAGCTCACGGGGAATTCAATCTACGCAGAAGCGAAGAAGCGAGGGGACTTGGCTAAAGCAAAAGAGGCTGTCCTTCGCGAAGTGGGTGTCTTGCGATCGGGAGCACCGAAAGACATGAAGGGAACAAATGCTGCCTTCGCAGCTCACCTCCAAACTGCTCTTCCCCACATCAACTCTTTCGAAGAGCTTGAGAACATCTCAGCAACGCTTGACACAATGGCGAGAACACCAGGGTCTGCACTGTGGCCCGTCTACCACAAGGAGAAGCGTGTCGAGAAGGGGCCGCGTGGTGATGTGCCAATGCAAAACAGGCAAGATGCAGCACCTGCTGCGCCTGCTCCCGCACCAACGTCTGCACCGACCCAGACTCCGCAAGACGTGATTGCGAAGCTCGAAGCAGCCCTCGCAACGGAAAAGCATCCGTATGTGAAAGCGCAAATCAGAGAGAAGATTGCAGACCTGAAGAAGAAAATCGGAGGAAAGTAACGTGGCAAACGAGATGTCCCTCTCACCGGGGGAGCTTAATGACTTGCTCAAATATGAGCCACCCGCAACAGAAACTCCTGCACCTGTGGACCCTGAACTTCAGTCTCTTCTCGATTATGAACCGTCAGCACCGGCTAAAAAGCCCGTGCCGGCGGCGAGCCCTGAAGTTCAGAAACTTCTCAATTATGAACCTAATTCTGCAGAGCCACTCGACACAACGAAGCTTTCAGATAAGGCCATTAACGAGAAGCACGCTGGTGACTTACAAAAAGATGTGCTTGCAGCAGACGCCAAACGAAAGGAACTCCTCAATCGCATCACCACAAACGAGCGCATCGCAGCAGCCGTCAAAGAGATGGAAAGTCGTGGCGCGGGGAGCGGAGAGATTGAAGCTTTCAAACAAAAAGAAGGGTGGACAGAGCCTTCGTTCCTTGGCGCAGTGGGCAAGACCTTCGCACGTCTGGGGAAGACTGAATCCTCCTTCCCTCTCGACGTGAACGTGGCGATGGAGGGAAGGAGCGAAGCCTTCTCTCCTCTCACGTTCCTCGGTTCCATCATCCAAAACGTGACGCAGTTTGCAGAGGGAAAGAAGCAATCGGGCATCTCGGGGACAGACAAAGACGTCACGGAAAACGTGAAGCGCATCCTTTCTAAGCCCATCATAGACAAGTACGGCCTCATCGACCCCGAAGCGGTGGCCGTGTCAGACCTTCCCCGCTATCAGCAAAACGAACTCATGCTCAACTACGCAGAACAGCGCACACACGTTTCGAAAGAAGTCTGGCGCAATATCCTTGGCGCGCGTGGTGGAGTCATGGCTGATGACACAGACGCTGGTGCGATGGCGAAGCGCGTGGCACGGGTGGTGGATGAAGCTGCCTTCAACCTCCCGTCGTGGAAGCTCACAAAGATGACGACGGACGAGAAGCTTGATCTCCTCAAGAATACCCAGAACATCCCTATCCCCATCGACATCGTGTGGGACGGCGACACGGCCTACGCCAATGGTGTTGAGGTGAAAGACGCTCACCGCGGCGACTCGGCGCAAGAGCTTGAACGCGAGGGGTGGAGGGCAATCCTCGACTCCCAAAAGGGCCAGGTCGAATCCCAGGCGATGGAAAACTGGCAGAGCATCGCCTCCATGTTCGTCCCGGCAGGCGGCTCGTTGAAGATGCTGGGTAAGGGCCTAAGCGCCGGGGCCAAAGCGACGAGCCTTGCGTCTAAAACGGGCAAGGTTCTTGAGGCCCTTGGCAAACCTGGACAAGTCATTGAGGGAGCGGTCCAAGGTGTTACAAGAGTATCACCTAAGTTAACTTTGAAGCTTGCGGAACTGGAGAAGACCTCCCCGGCTCTTGCGAAGGGACTCGCCATCTCGGGGAAGGCAGCGACGAAGGTTCTGACCCCTGCGGTCCTTGGAGCGGTGGGCGCCCCCGAGGGGACGGAGCGAGAGGCATTCGTGGGCGGAGTGGCGCTTGGTGGTACCTTCGCTCTCGTTGAACCTGCCATGGCAGCAATCTACCGCGCGCGTGACCCAATGAAGGCCATCCTCCGCACACCTGAGTATGACAAGCTTCCTTCCTTCGTGAAGAAGTACGTCGATACCCATCTGCCAGAAGGTGTTCCTTACGAAGAGTTCAGACAGAATACCATCAATGGTTTGGAACTTCGTAAGATGGTTTCTGAAACTCAGACAAAAATCAAGGCTGGTCAACTCCCTCCTGAGGCCATGGAGATGCTGCTGGAGGAAGGCTCAAAGAGCCCGAAGCTGCGTGGGTATCTCGATATGTTATCCACGGGTGGAGACCCAGATGGCATCACTCCTGTGGGTCGCACAAACAAGCAGATGATGCAGAAGCTTCTTGACGACCAGGTCTCTCGCTCCTCGGCGGACCAAAAGAAACTCAAGAACCAAGGTGATAGCTCCCAGTACACAATGTTGAAGAATAAGATTGAGGCATCGTCTAACTTATCTCAGCAACTTCCGCAAATCCCAAACCACGTTTTGAATGACACGGAATCCCTCATTCGCGTGCTTCGTGGCGAAGAGGTCAAAGGCTTCAAACTTGCGGGTGGAGAGTTCCTCGCTGATACCATGGAGGGCCTCTTCACTTCAGGCTCTGACAATCTCCCCTACCGTGTTTTCATGCAAGACTATCTGAAGGTCGCTGCTGCAGCTGCAGACGCTTCAAACCCACGGATACTCGCAGAACTCATGGACCTCGTAGGGAATAAACCAGAGTTCGCTAAGCACTTCCAAGCCGTCGAGAAGCTTGGTAGGACTAACGTTACATCTGTGTTCGACACAGAACTAGCAGGAATATCCCCGACCAAATCTGCAGAAAAGTTACTCAAAGTCGGTGGACCACAAGAGATAAAAAACATTGTAAACTTGGCTATGGAGGATATTGGTCTCTATACCTCAATGCAGGGTAAGAGAAAAGTGATTGGGATGAATTCTGCTGAGCTTCGCATGACGAAGATGCTGCAGGAGGAAAAGCTGCGCCAATACCGTTTCAAGACTTCTCTTGACGCAGAATTCATCGACAGGCAACTCAAGTCAATGGCTGGGGCAAGTAATGATTTGGATCAATCTCTCAAGCTCACCTCTCCCACTCCGGAAGGGGCGGCTCGCCCCCGTCCCTCGAAGCTCGACAAGTTATCAATGTATCTCCAAGACCCTAGCTTCCCAGAAAATAGGAAGCAACAGCTTCAAGACATCATTGACAGAGTGAACAAAGGTGGGACAATCGCCAAGTCAGAGATGCTACTTTTTCCAGCAAAGATACAAAAGCAACTTGAGGACGTTGGCTACACGGCCAGGAAGGGTCAGGAGATTAAGGCATCTATGCAAGAAGCCTTGATCCAGCGTGGAGCGATAGACGAACGTATCGTCAAAAGTCGAAGCATAAATCTGCAGAAAGAAGCTCTCTACGATAAACCATCGAAAGCTGCAAGCGTGGCGCTAGGAGACTTGAACGCAGAGCTAGTTGGTAAGCACCAGGTGCCAGGTCTCACGGACAGCAAATACTACCAAAACGTTGTTGGGATGATTGCGGAAGAGATTGGAGATTCTCTCGAACGGACAGGTTCAGTCTCAATCTCACCAGAGTCCATTGGCTATTTGCGTCTATTGCAAAATAGGAAGTTCGTTAAGGAAGTGATCGGGTTTAATGGGTTTAACAATGCTGACTACAAACGCTTCGTGACACGGGTGGGGAATGCAGCAGACACGCTCTACGGTCTCTCAGCAGAGGGAGCTATGTGGAAGAAGAGCATTGCTTTGCTTGACTCACAAATCAAGTCTGACAAGGCGTCTGTCCCAGGCATTGCCCGAAACCTGAAGATGATGAGGCAAGCTTTCAAGGTGTCTCGGATGCAGCGTGAACTCGACAAACGGGCATACGCCCTCTATGACCTTGCTGAACGCTACGCAGATACGGGAGTAATATCGAAGAAGGACACGAAGAACCTTGTTGAGTTTATGACTGGTAGCATGGTGCAAAGATACCGTCTGGCGAAGGACCCAACTTGGATCGTGACACGGGCTGAGGAGGCAGAAAACGTCTTTGGTCTCATTAAGAACACGACACCACTCGTGATGGACGAACTGAAGAACGTCTTCTCTGACGTGCTGGGTAAAGACAAAAATGACTTGAACGTTTCAGTTGTAGCGTCTTGGTTTCTCACCCCTTCGAATGACTTCGATAAGTCTGGGTATTTAGGCGCAGCCATGCAGCTTGCGAAATACTACAGGAAAGGTTCAGCTAGCCCAAGGTACTTGGAGTTCTTCTCTAATATCGCAAACCAAGAGGTCATGGCAACAGTCATTTCGAAAGAGACTGGCTATGCGGTGGCTGCAGATGTGTCTCGTATGGCGCAGGGGAAGATGATTGGAAAAGCGCGGGCTGATAAGCTTGTGATGGGCTTCTTTGATGAACGAGATGCACTGAAAGTGGGAAGCAAGTCTTACATCGACTTCCAAGGTCACAAACCATTTATAGAGATGGCTCAGAAGAGCATCATTGGACTTCGTGGGATTAAGGGTCGCCTCGTCCAGAAGGGTGTCGAGACAGAACTTGGAATGGTGTTTCGCAAGTGGGTGGCGCAAGGTCAGACCGATGAGTCGCTCACACGCATCATGGAAGAGTGGAAGGGTGGTGTTAAATCTCGGGAGATTGACAACCAAGCAATCGACATGGCGGACTCATTGAAACGTTACTGGAGAGTTCAAGGTTTGGACTCAGAGTCACACGAGATGGGAATAAAATATATCCAACTCTGGCAGAAGCACGATGAATTGAAAGTCAATGAGTGGAACCTCGACAACAGCAGACTCAACGCGCGGGACGGGACGCGGGTGGCGGTGCTTGAGTACCAGCCCGCCCGACTGGAGACGAATGCCTCAATAACGAGCAGAGTGACATACGACACGTCAAATATGGAATCACTTAGCTCGATGGACACTATGTTTGGTCGCCAAGTCAGGACGAATGAAACGGGCCAGAACATGAAGGCCCAGGTGAATGATTCGCTCGCAGACCTCATGCACCCCGATGATTTGTTCCACTCTGCGACCCACAAGCTCTTCCAAGATTTGCACTCGCGCGAACCCCGCAGACGGCTCTGGGAGAAGGGGTTACTCATGGAAAACGCGGGTTGCGGAGCCTTCGCTACAGTTTTAACGCGCTCCTTTCTCGGGGGACTTTCTACCAGTGGACCCGATACCAGACGTGCACTTGAGTACGTCTTTAATAAGCTACCAGGATTTAAGCACGCGAAGGTCTTGTCACCTCTCATCCAAGCAAACTATTTGCTTGTGAGTCTTGGGCAAGCTGCACAGAACTTTGGACAGAACGCGCAGATGCAGGCGTTGAATCCCTTCCAAGCCACTAACGCTTTCAAGACGCTTGTCCGCAGTGTGCCAGGATTCATGAAAGGCATGGTAGCACGAGCTTTGAACAACGAAGACATGGTAGAAGCGGCAGCAGTCGCAGGCAACGTCCCATCGCCAAAGTATGCGGAAATAAACGCACAACTCATTGCTGGGCTCAACCCCACACTATCAGCAAAGATGCAGTCGAAACTGGGGAGAATCAATTGGGACGTCTCACCTCTTTGGAAGAAAACTCACGCAGGATTTGCGGGACTCGCTGACCCTATTTTCGAGCACATCCAAGGGTCAATAAAGGAAAACGCTGACTCAACCACGTATCGCATCGTACTGGGCCAGGCAGCGAACATTTGGGAGACGGCAGGGGCTGCGGCCAGGTCTGTTTCGGATCAAGGCGAGGGGGCAATGTTCCGCGCTGCCGCTGCGGCCTTGGAGAAACCGCTTGCAGGAGTGACGGGGTCTAGGGTAGACACTGCCCAGATAGCCATGTCATTGGTAAAGGAATTGGGAACGGAGGGCACAGCGGCATACGAACGGTTCGCGACGGCCTTCTGCCACCAGTCCCTGACCCGCTACGACCCAGGCAACGTGCCCGCCATGGTGCGAATCATCGACCGGATGCTGCCAAGTACCGCCCAGTTCTTCAACCCGCTCACAGGAGGGCTCTATCGCCTGCTGGCAGCAGGCCATACGCTGGTGACGGAACGGGGACGGGACGCGGGCCACGTTGGCGTGGCTGTGGCCACGATAGCAGGTCTGTATGGACTATCCTCGTTCTGGCTGGCTGCAAGCAAGACCACTGGTATGACTAGCCTAACAAAGATGATTCCTCTGGCTGGCTTCCAGTCCATCGTTGGACAGGACCCGAAGCAAGAAGCGAAAAACCAGATGGAACCCTCCCTCAAGGTCGGGTCAATGCAGAATGCGATTCTTCTCGATTTGTTCTGGCGGACTGCGAGTCTCGTGAAATCCCTAGCAACAGCGACGGGTGACGGAACGGCGGACACAGCCGCGCTCAACGCGAAGCTCCACGACGATTGGATGAGAATCATTGACCTCGCGGTGCAAACGACACCAAACATCCTTGGTCCACTTCTTCGCGACTTTGTCTACTCTCCTGGGAAGCTTGGCTATGCCTATTTGGATGGAGGCAATCCACACATCCTCCAAGAACTCCAAGGCATGGCTGAGAAAGACCAACTCAATCTCAAGACGGCGCCAGAAGGAATGCCTCTCGCGGGAGAGGAAAACTCCTTCATGGCCAGCATGTTCAAGCTCCTCACCGTCCTCACTCCAAGGAAGGAACTTCACGAAACCCTCTATGACTTCACCCCTGATAATATGCTTGAGTATCTCGCCAAAGAGAAAGCTATCCCTCTCTCCTTCCTCTACCAAATGAGAGAAGCAAGGCGGAAGGAAGCTCAACATAAACAAGACCTGGAAACAACAATCATGGGTGGGGAGGGTGTGGGTCAGTACAAGCCTGACCCCGCTTATACCCCAGACTCTTCGGAAGAGGAGACACCAGAGGAACCTACGCCAGAGTAGGTGATCCCCCTATAACAAAAGAGCCCTGACTCAAGGATGAATCAGGGCCACATAGCGATGAAGTTTAGCGTTTCCGCCCTTCAACCAAGAAGCCCTTATCTCCGGTCGACACACGGCAGATAAGGGCGATTCTTGCTTCATGGGTTACTGCTGTCCCTGCCGGAGCATCGAGAGAAGCGGCTCTGTTGCGGAAGGGAGCTACCCTTCGCAACACCCGATAGGACTGAACATCTCACAAGGCGGGATTGGGATTCCATGGTGAGTGCCTTGGTGAAACATTGGGTCAACGGGTACTTCAATCAGTCGAGGGATCGTTCTGCTGCAGGAAGCCATTCCCAACAAATCGATCGACAGCGCCTCGGCTTACGAATTGGACCCTCGCATAGGATGCACCTGCGTGTCAATAAGAAACTCGGAACATAATCTGAAGATGAATACTTTTGGGTGGTCACACGCTTGACAGGCTTCACAGAGCCATGGCACCCTTTTCCCAGATCGTGCGAGGAGCGGAGCTTTGGAATTTGACCCGGTCTACATCAAGAACTCACTGAGTAATGTACGCCAGGCATGGGAAACCATTAGCTCCCCGGGGCAAATAGCCCCCATTATGGTGGCTTCGATTGGTAACAGTCGCGGCTCGGTGTCGAGGAAACTATCGTGAGAATTATCGAAACGACAGAGATGAAGAATTGCGAGTACCCGTATCGCAATGATTCATTGGTAACACGCCAACTCTTGTCATTTTGACTCTTACGATTTTCGACCCCCCCATTCTATTAGGCTCCCGCGATTTTAGGGAAAAAAAAACAAGGAATATATAAGCCCCTTTTCAAAGTAGTAAGTGTGGTTTTTACATTTCACCCCTCCCCAGAAACTCAGTAACTTATATACGCTCCACAAAAATAAAAACTTTTTCTACTTGTCGTGCAGTTGACAAGTCGTCGGTAGGTGCGGTAAAGACGTTTCAGTGCATTCCTTATGGATCTGAGGGAGATATGGGTAAAACAGAGGTTGTGAAGCCAGTCGAACCATTGGATAAGTTGTCTGAAATGGTTGGAACCAAACTTGTCTGGAAAGCGGACAACGAGTTTGCTAGTAAGGAAGAGGAAGTGACGGCATATGCAGTAGGTCAGGTTTATGGGATTAAGAAAGAATCGGAGTCTCAGGAAATGTTAGATACGGTCAAGAACAAGAAGAAGAAAGAGGCGAAGGCGGGGGACAACCAGGTGAAGACCAACGTCAGGAACGTGGACCAGAGCCTAACGAATCGAACAATACAATACTTGAAAAAGTATGTGAGACTCCTGACAAGGGACGGAAGGCTTTCAACCTACATCCTTACCGAGACCTCCCTCGACCTGTACAAAGTAGGATTCCTCCCCACCAGCTCTATCCAACTTGCAGAGATAATCAGCATAATCCGGCAGCAGAATGCAGCCGAGTATTCTGCGTGGAGGAAAGACGTTCAGCAAATAATTGAGGACAACGTCACCCTTTACATGGCAGCTAAGCGAGTGGCTATCCCAGAGATTGGGGACGTCATGCTTTGGGCTTTCAAGAAGATTCTCATCGACCAGGATGTTGAGGAGTGCATTCTGTCTGGCTCTCTCCCTCTCATGGCATGGGACGAGAATGCGTTCGTCAGGTTCGACTCGACGAAGTGTGTTCCCGGTCCTTGGCCCCATCTGAAAAGGTTTATCGCAAGGGTCGACCATCCAGACCAGTTGATGGCTTTCATCTGGAAATGTTTCGACCCAGAGGATTTCGGAAGACAGATGGTGTGGTCTCAGTCACTGGGTCACTCGGGTCAATCGACGTTTTGGAACGTGGTGTATGAGCACCTTCAAAAGATTGCCGTCGTCCTTCAGAAGACGTCGTATGCCAATCAGTTCACCGCCGCCAAGTGCTACTTGAAACGATTTGCCATGGCCCCCGACTGCTCAAACAAATACTATCTCGGCTCGGAACTGGTCAAGCAATTGACTGGCGGTGACATGGGGGAGATGGAAATAAAGTTTATCAGTAGCTTCGCCGCGAAGCTCTTCGCTCGTGTCGTGGCCCATTCGAATGTTGCACCTGAGGTGGACACAACAAACAATGCAATGCGAACTCGTCTTCTCTATTTTGTCGTGCAGCCTTTCAATGAGGAGGAAGCAGACTCTGAAGTCATCAGCAGGTACCGGGAAGAGTTCTGGCATTTTCTTCATGCTTGTGGAGTCGTTCATGAGAAGCTGTGCAAGAAGCAAGACGGGAAGTATCGAGACATCAAAGTGCCAGAAACCATGTGGGACAATATCAAACTCCGTTGCGACAAGCCAATCAGGAACGTAGTTAGGTCCTACATAGAGAATAATTTAGTCGTGGACAATACCGCAAAGGTGTACGAAGAAGATTTGTGGAAGTGGTTTCGCCCGCACTACCAGCGCGCGATGAGGAACTCTCCCGACAGTCGCACAACGTTGGTACGGGAGAAAGAAACAGTTCTTCAAACTTTTGACAACTTGATAAAGGGTATGGTGGGAACTGACACGAAAAACAAGACGGGGTGTATGAAGTCTGGGGATTTCGGGGCCAGAGTATTTCACGGGGTTCGCTGGAAGGGTCGAGATAATGAGTTGACTGAAGCGTCAATTGAAGAGGAAGAAGAGGGGTTTGTGTTGTGAAAGTTGATGACAGGGGCGTTGGTGAGAAGGATTTTTACGATAAGAAGTACGTCAAGAATGCCTACCACCCAAGCGTGAGAGAGTGGCTAGTATTCTTGAGTCATTTCGAGATTTTCTCGGAGCGAGGGATTTCCCATCTGGGTTGGGTCCATAGACTGGCTACGGATCTGAATCTCGGATACCACAACCCTGTCAGGGAGCAGGAGTTACTGACATGGCTTAATAAGCCGGATAATTGGGGAGTCGCAGTCTCTGAGATGTATCGACGATTTATTGAGGAAGAGGAGAGAGCTGCAAAGGCAAGCAGAGGTAAAAGTCTGGCTGAAGCTGGGGCTGATCTTCGGACAGGTGGGGAGCCAGACACTCCGAAGGAACAGCCTGAGGAAGACCCAATCCTGAAACGGAAGCGATTTGCAGATAGCCTTCCTGCAGACGATGATGAAGAGGAGTTCATTTTATGACGCGCGAAGAGTTCTGGGAAACATTTTTTCGGTTGTTTTATACTTTCGCTGACAAGGGAAGAGAGAACGAGGGTACTATTGAGGAGCTTCGAGCCATCTTCAGAGAGGGAGAGCGCAATAACCAGTTTTCAAAGGTCCCTGCGCTAATCGGTTGGTTCTCCAAGCCAGAGCACCGGGGAGTCTCTTTCACTGACATGTACAACTCTTGGATAGAAGCTGGTGGGCCTGGCATGGAGAGGATGGGGAAGAGCTTGTGACCCTCGCTCTTGGCGATCACATCATCTACGAGAAACGCGAGTGGCGCATCGCCATGCTCAATGAACATTCTGTTTATCTCGCCCCGCCATCTCCACCCAACGCCGGGTGGATGGTGGCTGTCGCCCGTTGGTATTTCGAAAAAGTCTATCTCCCAATACTGTAAGAGGAAACCATGGTACCACAGAAGAAACTCGTGTATCTTGACTTCGAATACTGCAACACAGAAGAAGAGAACGTTACACCTGTATGCGTATCATGGCAGGTGGTGGATGGGGGAAAGCGTCACGCCGTCATGTCACAATGGCTCTATGACGGAGGACCATCGCTGCGGCAGTTTAAGGCGTTCGTAGACGTCTGGGCGAGGTCAGGCTATGTGTTCAGCTCCTACTCGTGGGAAGCAGAGTCTAGGGCGCTCCTGGCGCTTGGTTTCGATAGTGTGCCGTGGAAGGCCGTCGACCTCTATCTTGAATACCGGCAGCTGCTCAACCACAACCACGAACTGGAATACGGGAAGCAGCTCATCAAGGGAAAGGTACGCGTTACAGATGTACCTCCCAGGTGGCGAGAAGAGAAGGATTCATCGGAAGACTATTCGCAAGCGGAGATGAACTACGCGGCGGCGGCATTCAAGATGCTTGGGAAGATTGTCGACACGCAGGAAAAACATGAGGTGCGCGGGCGCATCATCAGGGGAGGACCATTCAATGAGGATGAGAAGAAGCGCATCATGGAATACTGCGCGTCAGACGTTGAGCACCTTGCACCGCTTCACTCTGAGATGTGGTCGTACTGGGTGGATTATTTGTCGAGTCATGAAGACGAGGTGGACGAACAAGAGTTGGTCAGGGAGCAGTATCGTCGCGCAGAGTACGCTGCTCGCACGGCTCGCATGGTCGGAGTCGGCTACCCGGTTGACGTGCCTGCGCTGCGGGCGCTTACAGCTAACATTCCTTCTCTACTGCAAGCGTTGCAGAGGGATATTATTAAACGAACTGAGCGAGAACTTGGATTCAAGATGTTCTCCTGGGACAGAAAGACAAAGTCCTTCACGCGAAACGTCAAGCTCATCGGGGATTGGGTCGACCAGAAATACGGGAAGCGATGGCCGAAGCGCACACCCACGAAAGCCCCATGCCTCGACGAAGAGACGCTCTCAAAGGTGAGTGGTTCGCGACACGAATTTAGAGACGACCCGGTGGATCAGCTATTGAGGTTCTCGCGCTTCAATCAGTCCATCAATGGCTTCCGCCCGCTCAAGGAAACTTCGAAGAAGAGCTTCTATGATTACCTCGGAAAAGATGGAAGGGCGCGCCCATACTTTGGAATCTACGGCGCCCAGAGCAGCCGCTCCCAACCATCTGCCACGGGCTATGTCTTCCTCAAATCCGCCGCGCTCAGGGGTCTCGTGCACCCACCAGTCGGCAAGATGATTGTGGGTAGCGACTATGGAAGCGAAGAGTTCCTTCTTTCTGCGCTTCTCTCTGGCGACAAGAAGATGCTCGAAGCTTACATGTCAGGCGACGTCTATATGGCGTTCGCAATCCAATCTCGCGCAGCACCGAAGGGAGCGACGAAGCACACGCACAAAGACATACGTGAAAGGTACAAGGCGACAGTCCTCGCTATCTCTTACGATATGACGGCGCGTGGTCTGTCACAAAAGATTGTGAACGACACGAAGCAAGCTTGTACTGAGGAAGAAGCGCAGGTACTTATCGACCTCTTTTATGAGACCTACTGTGACTTCGCAGAGTGGAAAGAAACGGTGCAACGCGAGTATCGTCAGTCGGGAACGATTCGTCTCCCGTGTGGGTGGAGGATGCTTGCTGATAACCAGAATTTCCGCTCCGTGGGGAACATGCCAGTGCAAGGCGTGGGTGGGAGCATCATGCGAAAGAGCATCGCATTGGCCCAGGACGAAGGGCTCACACCCATCATGACGCTGCACGATGCCATCTACGTTGAGGAGGAGTTGAATGATTGGGTGTCAGTCGACTTGCTTGCTCGCGTGATGAACGAAGCATTCCACTTCTACATGGACCCGTATATGCGGAACATGGGGGTGATGGTCGATATTCGCCAAGACGTCTACTGCTGGGGAACGGGACTCGTGCAAGATGGAAAAGTAATCACACCCGGAGGGAATCATGTAGCGACACAGGAAATCTACATTGATGAGAGAGCAGTGAAAGAGTATGAGATGTTACGACCGTACCTGAGGGAAGAGGAGTTCGTTCTATGAAATATACGTTCTGGGTTACAAAAGTTAAGGTGATAAACAAGGATGGGCGCAGCGGACTTTTGAGCGAAGTTGTTCGCTACTTCAAGCACCAATCGTCAGCAGAGGAATCATTGAAGCAGCAATCCATCTTCGCTGAAGATTTGGGCCTTCCGAAAAACAACGTCAAGTTTGAGTTGGAGTCGCTGGTGATTGACACTGAGGACGAGAAGGGGCCGTCGCTTCGTGGGTTTGGTGTGTTGGAAGAGGTGAAGGAATGACTAACCCGATGGCATATGACGGCGAGAGCCGAGCCGTGATTCTAGGTGAGTGGATGAAGCGCGCAGAGAACGCAGAAGCAGAGAACGCTATTTTGAAGCGTCGTCTGGAAGCTGCGAAACTTATCATTCAATACCCGAAACGAACATTGGCCTACCCTCGTGGGTGTGCAGAGTGTGGGTTCGAAGCGACAGACTTTATTTGCAACCTTCTCGGAGAGGAAAGCATGAACGAGAAGCGAAGGGATGACTGCCCATTCACAATATTTGAGGGGAGCGATGAGGTTCTCACACGTCCCACGCAGGTGGAAGAGTGAGTGGATGGAATCCTGTTACGACGGGGCGTTTAAGAGGCCACGGCGCAAGGGGTGGCTCAAGAAGCTGCAGAGGAAGAGATGGCTCAAAGAGTGCAAGAGGAGGATGGAGGAATGAATAGATACAATCTGACCAGTCACGGCGGAAGAGGATTCGGTTGGCAGCAGATGGACGAGCACGTTGAAGGAGCCTGGGTACCGTTTGAAGACGTAAATAAGTTGCAGGAAGAACGTGACGAGGCAAGAGCACTCCTCAAGAGAGTGTTTGGCAAGCAGTGCAGCTTCACTCGCAGCAATGAAGAAGCGTGCCTTTGTCGAGACGTTGAGCGCGACGAGTGCATGTTTCGTTGGGAGGATGGCTGCATGGAAGATGCAAAAATCCCTGAGATGGGACGCCGTCTCGATTGCCCGTACCGAAACATTGAGAAGGAGGGCTAGTGAAACGAGGAAACTACGTTTTGCCTGACAGGTACTGCGGGGAGTGCAACACGATTTGCGATTGGGTGTACTCCGGCACGGTGGGTCAGGCGAACGTCTATGACCACTGGTGCCCAATCTGCCTTGGCAGACCACTCATGTACAGAGAAGAACAGACACACAACGCGATGACGTATGACGCTTTGGACTTGTACCGAGCGTTGAGCGCACTTCGCAAGGAACGAGACGAACTCGAAGTGGCGCTCATGCGGGCGACGAAGAAAGCTGACAAGCTTGACGTGCTCCACGCGTGTGGGGTGGACAACTGGGAAGGTTACGAATACGCGATGAGTTGCTCTTTCGATGAGGAGGATTGATGGCAACGTGGGTGAGAGAATCGAAACCATTCTATGACCCGAATGCAGTCCGTGGCGACGAGACGCAGCGGGTGAGAGTCGAGCTGCAAACGACGGCAGACGTCATCACTGCGTACCTTGCTTATGAGGATGGACCCTTCCAACAAGTCTTGTGCGTGAATGATGATGCAGCGAGGGTGATTGCACAGATGATTCTTGATGTGCTAGATGCTTGCCAAGGACCAAAGAGAGTAGAGTGGAGGGAAAGATGAGAACTAGGGTGAGATATGGAGCACTTATAGCAGGACTTCTGCTGGTATCTTGTATGAGGGAGGAAGGCGGGAGCACCGGCTTCTGTGAGAGTTTCAAGGTTGAGAAAGATGTGAAACGAAACATTTGCTGGGTGGTAAGAGTCAGAGAAGTGACGACGGTACCTTGTGAAAGTGTAAAGGATTGCAAATGAGCAACACACCAATGCACCGCGTCAATGGACGTACAACGAACTGCACCCGCTGCTTTGGGGCGCTGCGAATTGAAGAGATACCAGGAAGCCCAGTGCGCCAGACAACGACGATGGGCTTCTCGCTGCGGAACGTTGAAGAGTTTGTGGTAGCGGGAGAGAACAAGAGAATCTACCCGCGTGTCAGACTTTGCGACGAGTGCAGCGTTGAGTTTCGCAAGTTCATGGGCGAAGACTGGGGCCAGATATGACGGGGAGGAAGGCGCGTGTCGCGCGACGAACAAACGTGGGAATCCTTGGCTACTACTTCAGGTGCAACGGCAATCTTTCTCTCGTGGCGGAAGGGCGCTTCCAGGCCATCACATCAGACAGAAGGAGAGCACGGCGACTGAAGAGACGAGGGATTCGCGTTGCTCTTCTTCGCAGAGGCGCGAAGGGGAATGCAGTTTACTATTTTGACGAAGAACCATAGGAAGGACAGACTATGAACGAAAAGCTAAAGTGCGGAAACTGCCAGTGGTGGCACAAGCAATACACAGAATGCAGGGCTGAGTCCCCGAGGGTGTTTCCTATCCCTCACGACCCTTACGAATCTGTCAGCCACTTCCCAAAGATTGCAGAGGGTGAGTGGTGCGCGAAGTGGGCTCCTGTGAACAACGTTTGGGGAGAAGGGGCCAACCCCTTCGTGGAGTTTGAGATGGAAGTTAGGGAGGCGATGCCATGAACTTTGACGACATAAACCTTCAGTTGCAAATCGAACATGAACGAGAAGTGAAGAGTCTTTGGGCCAGGATACGTGGGTTCCAGGGACAGATAGACAACATGGCAAAGGAGTATTTGGACCTCTCAATCAAGAAGTATGAGCCACCCGTGTTTCAACTCTCCCCATCAGAATCCCTCACTGCGCTGCAGTCTCTGTATGACGAAGAGAAGAAGAAGAAGCGTGAGGCGGCTGAGAAGAAGAAGCGTGAGGCGGCTGAGAAGAAGTTGAACGCAGCAGAGTTCAAGATGTCTGTCCAGGAAAAGACTCTGAAGGGGATGGGAGAGAATTGCGAAGAGGCACGGAAGACGTGTGAGATTGCATCGGGGAAGATTGAGAACTACTTGACCTGCATGAAGGAGCAAAAGAAGGTTATTGAGAGACTCCTCCAAGAGAAGATGGACTTTTACAAGAGGTATACTGACGCAGCGAATCGCCACAATGAGCTTCACCATATTGTAGCTTGGTTGAAGAGTGGGAATATTGAAGGGGCGGCGGAACTTGCATTCAGAACCACTACTGCACCTATCGTGGTGGTGCCGTATGAGTAGCTTGAAATTCACAACACCAAACAAGATTGACGACGCAGTTGTTGTTATCATTAGCCAGATGCTTGGCGTCCCATTTGCCAACTCGCAGATGACGGTTGACACTCTTCCTGACCGCTACACGAAGCGAGTCACTCTCGAAATCACGTTCCCAGTCACCCTCGAAATCAGTCGGTCTTCCCTCGATGCTGCGTTGCTGGGAAAGAGCAATCCCTTGGAGATTGTCGGGGTGGTGAAGGAGTCTCTCGCCACGGCGTTTGAGAAGATGCCTCTCTTCAACGAGGTCTCAAACCGCATGGCTGAGAAGCTTGCAACTGCAGAGAAGACAATCGAGACACTGCAAGAGATGATTGCAGACTTGCAGCAGTACAAGACCCATTTCAATTTGGAGATGGATCTCAGAAGGGCTGGCAGGTAACATGGATGAATTCAGGAAAGACGTCGAGACACTCCTCAACCGACACTCAAAAGAGAACGGTTCCAACACCCCAGACTTCATCCTTTCGAATTTCCTCTCTGGGTGTCTTGAGATGTTTGACCAGGCCGTGAATGGACGCGAGACGTGGTACGGGCGGAAGCCTCTCAAGAATCTCGAGGCTGGACTCCCAGAACCAACGCCTCCTGTCGAGGTCCCACCAGAAGACGCGGTTGATGCCATCATTTGGTGGATGAAGAAGGGCCAACGCTACCGTTATCGCACTTGCCCACGCTGCGGAAAATCGTATGACTTTTACATGAAGGGGAAGCTCTTCTTCTTCAGCAGCCAATGCAAGTGTAACGGGATGGCGCCAGAGAACATCAACCGTGTTTCTGAAAACGCCATCCGCAACAAGGCACAGTGGTTGAAGAAGGCGGAATGACGTGCTACCCTTCCCACTCTCAATGGACATGTAGTCCCGCCGACCCGCAGCGTATGACCAAACACTTAGGGTCGGTTGGTATTCGCAGGGAGGGAAGCCATGGAACACAAGGATTGCGTCTGGTGTGATGTGTGTGGCGGGATGATGGATGACAACACGCTGACGACGGACTGCGCTGGGAGACGACTGTGGGACTGGGAGTTAAAGGACATCCGAGAGGGTCGCGCGGACCATACAAAGGCCCGCGGCTGGACGCAGGAAGAAAAATCACAGGGGAGGGACCGATGCGCCTGACACACTACACGAGAATTGCTTGGGAGCTTCTGACGCGGATGGCGGAAGAGGACCGCAATCTTGGCTCTGCGGGTCGCTACACGCGCGAGATGCTACTGGGCAAGAGGAATTGCTCGTCCACGCTTTCTGATGACCTCCTGAAGCTCCTCTGCGCTGGGGGAATCCTCAGCAGCCAACGCGGCACGAACGGCGGCTATGTGCTCTGCCATGCACCAGGCGAGGTGACGCTCCTGAAAGTGGCTGCAGCGGTGGAGTTGGCTGGTCCCATCACTGACCCATCGAGCACTTTCTACCCCATCGAGCGGCACATAAAACGGGCGTTGGCAAGGGTCAATCTGGCGGATTCCCTACCATCTCTTGAGGATGGTGACGATTCAAACGTAACGCTTGCAAATCCCGCCCTTCGCTGATAGTCTCACCCACACTGTCTCTTGTGGTGGTACCTTTTCCAGTTTCCCTTAAACACTACTGGCTGAGGAAAATCACACAAACTCTCCACTGCAAGAGATAGCCCTGTGCCTCATGGCAAAGCCGCACACAAAGGGGAAACGCCAGGAAACACGAAGCAGTAAGCAGTAAGGAAGGAAACAGTAATATGGCTTTTGAGGAAGAAGGCGGACAAGGAAATTTCAAGTCGTATAAAGATATGGAAATCGGGGAAACGGTCTGCGAAGGCTGGTACCGAGGCCGACGCAAAGGGCGATTCGCAATTCCGAATTTTGAAATCAAAGACAAAGATACTGGTTCACTTTTCATTGCGAATGGCTGCACACTCCTTGAGAAAAAATTCAAAGAAGCGAACATCGTTCCTGGCGACTACATCAAAATTGAGTATGCCGGAATGGACAAGATGAAGAAGGGTCCGTATGCAGGGACCTATGCCCACAATCTCAAACTCTTCCGTGACAAGACTTTGTTCGATTCTTCCATGGGAAGTTCGGCAGACGTTGCGAAGCGCGAAGAGGAGGAAGCAGCTCCTGCTCACAAGCCACCCTCACGCAAACCTCGTTTCGAGGAACAGGTTGAGGAAGAGCCAGCTGCGAAGCGGAAGCGGTTCGCTGATAGTCTCCCTGCAGATGATGACGAAGAGGATGGGGAGTTCGTGCTTTGAGTTTCCACGAAGAGGGGGTCATTGATCCCATCGACAAGACGGACCTTCCCACCACGCTCTCTCACTCCTCTGACCAGACGCTACGGATGTGTGAGGCGAAGTATTATTTCTACAAGGTGGCGAAGGTCCCGCATGACCCAGACTCTAAACCTGACTGGCACCCGTTCAAGTTTGGAAGTGCTCTTCACCATATTGCAGAGCATACGCACCACACGCGCAAAGAGTTCAAACGTCGCATCTTGATTGAGGCGATGGAGGCGGAAGACCTGTCTGATGAGATGGATTTTTACCATCTCTACGCCTGCATAATGGCGTATTACGAAGTATCAGACAGGTCGGGTCTGACGATTGTTCTCTGCGAAATGGAGATCAGGTCTAACCACTCCTACGGAAAGATTGATGCCATCGGAATCGACAAGCGTGGCAGGTTTTGGATTGTGGATTTGAAGTCGACAGGTTGGTGGAAAGACCTTCTGCCCAACCGTCTCACGCATGACCCACAATTGAATTTGTACACAGAGCATCTTCCGCAGGTTGTGGAAGCGTTGCGTGACCTCGGGTACGACGTGGACCTCGCAGACTTTGCAGGAGTCATCTACCGCGCAGTGTGCAAGACCAAGCTTGTCCCTGGCTATCAAGAATCCCTTGAGAGTTTCCGCGAAAGGGCCAACATCCGTTGTTACTTCATGCACGTCTTGAAGGAAGACATGGACGTGGAGCGGGTGGTCGCAGAGCACAAGGCGATGTGGCTTCGGGCGATGGACCTGGGAGCGGACGGGGCAACGCAGTTCCAAGCAGAAGAGATGGGCCACGAGATTCTCCCACCCAGGAGAAATTACGCCGCCTGTCTTGAGTTTAACCACACCTGCGAGTATTGGTCACAATGTTACGGATGCACGGCGACAGAGAGCAAGAAGAAGGTTCACATCTCCCGCACTGCAGTTCGCAATAATAAGACTGGGAAAGTGATCGAGCCAGAGAACATCATTGATGTGGGGGACCTTGTCTGGACTCCACCGAACATAAACAAAGAGGAGCTAGATATGCTGAATGTTGTAGTCAAAGAAACGAATTGGTTTCCTTCTGAGAAGTCATGCCGCGTCATCGTGTCTTGCTCCTTGGGTGGGCAGGAATACAGCCGTCCCTTCTATTTCGAGACAGCGAAGACCGTCGATGCAGCATGGATGAATGAGTGCATTGAGAGGGCGATGAACGACATCAAAGTCCAGTTTTGGATTCACTTGTCTAACTTGCGCCAAGACCAGATTTTCCACGCTTGGTGCGAGATGCTTGGTGTGAAGGGCTTGCCGCCACCGAAGGGCGGATTCCCCACGACTGTCCAGAGCACGAAGGAAGAGGCTAAGCCTGCAGCGAAGGCCGCTCCTGTCACAAAGGAAGAGCCTGAGGACGAGGAAGAGGAGAAGCCCGTAGCGAAGCCTGCGAAGGCCGCTAAGCCCGCTCCGAAGGAAGAGCCTGAGGAAGACGAGGAGGAAGAAGAGAAGCCAGTCGCCAAGGGCAAGGCTAAGGTGAAGGCTGCTGACGAAGTGGTGTGGGTCGCTGGCAACAAAGAAACAAGCCCGCTGCTGATGACTGAGCTTGACGGTCACTGGGGCAAGAAGTGGCGTGAGAAGGCTGCAAAGAAGGCCCGCGCGGTGGAGATTTCCACGGCTCTTGCGAAGAAAAAAGTCGTCGTCCTCCGTGATGGCGAAGTGACAGACGAGTTCCAGAAGATGGTCGAGAAGCTTGCTGACGAATAGTCCGAATTTACCGGCCCTACTGTACACTCCATGACAAACCTGATAGCCTCCCGACAAACTGTTGAGGAGGTTTTCTCTTGCCTGTCACCCTACGAAAGCACCAGGTCAAAACTCTCGCCCGCATCATGAAGCGACGCGGGGTGCTCGACGCATCGGAAATGGGAACGGGAAAGGGCGTCACGGCGCTTGAATTGGCGAGAATACTAGGAGAGCCATGCCTTGCCATTGTCCCCGCTTCCCTCTGCCACAATTGGATGAGGGAGGCCGCGCGCCTTTTCCCTGAACTGAAGATGCAAAGGTATGATGCCAAGTTTCGATTGAAGAAAGACACGAACATCATCGTGATGTCATACGAGATGATTGGACGTTGCCCGGAGCTATTCAAAGTTGCGCGTGTTTACTTGATCGACGAAGCGCAATATTGCTGCAATCCCAAAGCGAAGCGAAGTAAGACGCTCCACGATTATATCAAGAAGTACAAGCCCCGGCGCCTTCTTCTCATGAGTGGTACCATCCTCAACAACAAGATACCAGACCTCTACCACCCACTGAAGCTTCTTGATTTTGTCAACAACTGTGGATTCCGTGAAGCGTTCCCTTCGTGGGGGAGCTTCGCGCGAGAGTTCACCCATACGCGCCTGGTGAAGCGTGGTGGGTTCATGGTGACGGAGTATGAAGGACTGCGAAACGAGGAGGAGCTGCGTGAGTGGATCAAGCCTATTTACATCCGATACACGATGCAAGAGACAGACCTCCCTCCGCTTAGACTTATTGAGATTGGGATTGAGGGAGGAAGCAAAGCACTTGAGTCACAACTGCGGACTGAATGGGGAGCGTTTCAAGCTGGGCGCAAGCAAGAGATGTGGGATGAGGATGAGGAGACCGTGGGAGGTGAGCACTTCTCAACAGCAAAGGCTAGAAACGCATTTGAAAAAGCGGAAAAGACTGGCCGTTTCGCACTTGACTTGCTTGAACAAGGACTCGGCCCACTCGTCGTGTTCACCGATCATGTGCGGGCCGCGTGCCGCTTGGCTGAGATTTTTGAAGGAGCGGAATACTCTTGCAGCCTCGTACACGGATCTATATCAATGCGGAAGAGGGATGAGTTTGTCGAGAACTTTCAAGCTGGTCTCACGGATGTTCTGGTAGCAACGACGAAGACGATGGGTGTGGGACAGACGCTGACAGCAGCAAGTATTTGCATCGTGAATGACAAGAATTGGCTCCCCTCTGCGAACCGTCAAGCGATGAAACGCATCCATCGCATTGGCCAGACGAAACCTTGCATCGTGTATTCGATTGTGCGCGAGGGGATTGATGAGCAGATTGAAGCTGCGCTACAAAGAAAAGATGCAATTGAACAACGAGCACTAGGGGGATTGGGAGAATGAAGCTGCCGCAGAGATGGATGAGTATCGACCCCGGACAGAAAGGAGGCATCGTCATCTGGGAGGAAGGCGTACCTCTTGGCGCCATGGCGATGCCAATGATTGGGAGCGACGTGGACATCGTGACAATCTGCGAGATGCTGGAGCATATGACAACGGTGGTGCTGGAGAAGGTGGGAGGGATGCCCGGTCAGAGCGCACCAGCTGCATTTAAGTTCGGGCGAGACGTTGGTTGCATCATTGGTGCGACCATCGCAGAGAAGTGCAGACTCGAATTCGTGGCGCCAAACGTTTGGACGAAAATCTTCCACGCTGGCATCCCGGTGAAGACAGCACCAAAGGACAGGTCACGCATGGCAGCACAAAGGTTGTACCCATCGATGGTTTCGCAGCTGAAGCCTAAGGGATGCAGAGTGATGCAAGATGGAATGTGCGATGCTTTGGGTATCGGCCACGCATGGATAAAGAAGCAATGAGCTTAGCAGTGAAGCAGCAGATGTTGATGGATATGGTTTTTCCAAGAAACGAAGAAGGAGAGATCGTGGAAGGATTGATTACGGCAGAACAAGCAGCGGAGTTGATCATGAATGAGACAGCAGACCTTCCTGAAGAGAAGATGCTCGCAGAGGATGGGGTGGAGATTCCACCTGAGGAGCAGCGCCTCTACCCCATCAAGAAAGCTATGGTAGACGCGTTTCGTGAAGCGACGAAGGACGATAAGGTCACGGTGAAAGAGGCGATGATGCTTGGTGGAGAGATGATGCAGTTCTTTGGTATCACAGACCCTGTGGGCATCCGCATCCTCGGCTTCTCTGACCTCTGCTTCCCTGAGGGCGAAGCACAGTTCACAACGATTCCGTTCGAACTGTGGCAGACGGTAAGGGCTTTTGCTTCGCAGCAGCTTGAACAGCATGGCGATTCGATGCTCGCTTCCCATCGCTCCCACATGATTGATGTGCGGGATGGGCGTGTGCCCTTCGGCCTGCGCGTTGGGAAGAAGGAGGTGCAAGATGGAGACGAGAGTCCCAACGGTTGATGACGCTGACTTCATCGACGTCGTATTTAGGTGTGCCTGTTTGCAAGCAGGCGTAACACCAGAAGCATGGATGACGAGCCGTCGCGCGATAGACGAAGTGGGTCTGCGTGTGGGAACGATGACGAAGAAGTTCGCTGCACTCACAGACGAACAGAAAATTTCGGGCCTCGAAGCAATCAAGAACTATGTGCAGGAAAGGGGTCGTTAGATGGACAAGATACGAATTTATAAGTCAAGCACAGCAGACACCAGGACGTGTGACTTTTCGACTGTAACAAGAGAAACGCTGTACCATTCGTCTTGCCAGCACATTGGGGACGTGGGCAAGGCTCTGGACTTCTTCATGGAGAGACTGTTCTACGCAGGGGCTCACCACGACTACACGAAACTCTGCAAACTTGATGACTTCCACAATGACTTCAAGACTGGCTTCAAGGTTCAAGATTGGTTCGAGATGCACAAGCGCGAGGAGCGTCACCACATCAACTATCCTGAAGGTGTGCGTGATGACGTGAACCTGATTGACGTGCTGGAGCACATTGCCGATTGCGTCATGGCCGGCATGGGAAGAAGCGGGACTGTCTACACCCTGGAGCTTCCAAGCGAGTTGCTGCAGAAAGCGTTTATCAACACCGTGGAGCTTCTGAAGTCCCGCGTCGTTGTGGAGGATTGATGTGTCATGGGGAGAATTGTTACTGATATTCGTATGCCTTATCACCCTGGTTCTGGGAACTCTCTTGCCGAAAGACGACCAGGACAAACCATCAGGGGAGGATTGAAGTGTCATGATGACTGATCATAACTATCGTTTTGTTCCTGCTGGCAATCGGTCTGGAAAGACGACTGCTGCAAGACAACAGCTCAGACCCGAGCATCGGGGAGGACTGATAGCCAACGGGCAAGCTAAGTTCTTTGACGATATGGAGTTTGCAAAGAAGCTCAAGAAGTATTTCACAGTCAAGGAGCTTGTGGCGGCGGGCATATCGCGAAGTGCCGCCTATGCCTATCGTGGTCCTTATGCGTTCCCTAACGAGAAGAATAGGAAGGTTCTGGAGAAGCTGCTCGCAGAGAAGATGGAGGAATTAGGATGCCCAAGCACGACTACAGATGTCCAGTCTGCGACAACATAGAAGCTGATGTGGTTGTCCCTTACGGAGAACCTTTCCAATGTGATGTGTGTAGTTCTCCAATGAATATCACATATGAGCTTTGGGACGAATCGAGCTTCAGCTTGGTCGACCATGGCCGCTCACGCAATGAGAAACTCGACCATAATAATTTCATAAAGAACTGGTCTGCCACAGATGATCCTCTCACGCGACTGGAAGTATTGAGCACCAACCTGAAGGATAGGAGCATTCGCACCTTCACACCGGAGCAGCAATCTTCTTTTCGGAGACGCATCATGGTGGATGGGGACAGCCCGCAGATTCGCAAAGACATCTTGGCTACGCGCAAGGCGAACATCCAATCCGCTAGGGCTGAGAGGACGAAGCGGGTGGGGAAGATAGAAGGGACGCCATGACTGATTTCGCCATATCAGGGCTAGGTATGAAGCGGAACTCTGTCTTCCCATTCTCCAATATCACGACGATGGTTCCGAGCCCCTTGACGCACACCTGGCCGCGCTCAATCAAAGCGATACGCAACGCGGCGAGGGACGTCTCAACGACCTCCACCACGTCGCGTCCCCTTATCTCCGACCCATCACAATTTCTGAGGAGGAAGAGAGTATCAGAGATCCACTTGGCGTGGCTGTACTTGTCAGACTTCTTCCACCCAAACCCACGTTTCACAGGAGACTCCTTTTGAAAGTTACATTAGCATCATTGAAGGAACTGTTACGAAACAACCCCAGCATCAAGGGCCTTTCCACGTACTCAATTAACCACGTCGTTGACACGATGGTAGATACAATAGTTGAGCAAATCACTCTCGGAAATACTGTATCCATCGTGAGACTCATGACGTTACAACCTCGCTTGAAACCTAAGAAACACTTCTATGACGTCAACGCCAGGAAGCTTAGAGACTTGCCAGAACACTATGGGATTCGTGTCATGCTCAGTCGTAAATTGATGAGCACTGTGGCGAAGATTCCAGCCCCGAAGCGCCTTGTGCCTGCTAAGTCAGTGAAACCCAAGGTGTCTAAGAAATAGACAGCAGTTTCAAGGGTAACTCAGAAGCACTGTGAAAGATTGCCTTGACAAACACCGCATGTCAAGCGATGTTCTCTAGTGAAAGGAGTTAACGATGGCTAAAACCCCGTCCCGTTCGGAGAAGTTAGTGAAAGTTGGAGCTAAGGATATGACAATCGAGGAAAAAATCCTGCTTCTGAGGGAGCGTTACAAGCGTTTGGGAGAAGACCTCGCTGACACCATTGGTGTCACACGTGTCACCCTCAGTCGCTGGGTGAACGGTCATGTGGGGGAGATCAAAGAACAACTTTGGACGAAGCTGGTCACTGCGTCGAGAGGATTTATCAGTGAAGACGATAGACCAACTCATGCACTTGTTGACGTTAAGCCTGAGCCTAAGCCCGTCGCCAAACCAACACCTGCTGCAAAGCCTGTCAAGCCCACACCCAAGGACGACGACGAGTTTATCTTGTGATAGAGTGGTATCTGAATGGAGGACCAAACAGATGCCACGTTATCATGATCTCAAGTCATCACAGAACGATCCAAGCACCATGGATAGGCTCATTCGTTACCTGGCGAAACACGAAGGTTTCGTCGCTCGCCCAACGCTTGACCCGAACAAAACTCAGTACAACATCGGTTACGGAAGCAAAGTAGACACAAGTAAACCAGGCTGGCAAAGGCAATCTATCAGCAGGGAGGCAGCACTTGACAAACTCAAGTCGGACTATTTGCGTCACAGAGATTACGCAGCGCAAGCTCTGCGAGATTCTGGCTATGCTAATCCGAGTGGCCGATTGCTTGACGGTCTCGGTCTCCTCTTCTTCAATTCCAAGTGGGGAGAGCTGCAAACATCAAAGAGATTCAAAGAAGCAGCAAAGGTCGCAGCCCGTGGAGACGAAGACGCCCTCATCAGCTTCGCGAGGTCAATCGACACTGTTAACGGCAAGCCGAATGCAGACATTGCTACGCGAAGAGCGATTGAAGCGAAGTATATGAAGGGTGGTGAGATGGCGACAGGCGAAGCGTATCGCCCCACCATCAAACCTTCGAAACCTGTTGAAGCCAAGATCCAGGCTGCGAAACCAACAGAAACAATCCCTACGAATGTTGCGTCATCAGAAGAAGGGCGCAGCATCTGGGACCGCATCAAAGGCTACGTTGCAGATGCGGGGGATGCGTTACTCGGGACGAATGAAGGACCGAAGCAGCGTGAGCAAGAGTACCTCGACAGGTACAGGAAAGCCTCGAAGCCTGATGCTAAGCCTACGCCATCAACGCCCATCGCTGCAGCGCAAGCAGATGAGCCAGGCATAAAGGCTTTGCCTGCAGGGAATGATGAGGAGGCGCGGCAGAGGGAAGTTGGGGATGCCGTGAGAGATATGGTGCTCGATCCTGAGGTGATGAATGAGATCACGAGGGCAACGCAAGAGGGTGGAGACGACATCGGGCAAGAGATCATGAAGCGTATTTGGATGGCGAAGAACCCCGACAAGCCAGTACCCGAAACCATCTCAGAAGAAGACTTGCAACTCTCAGAAGTGCCCGACCCAACCAAAATCGGAGACACCTGGGCTCCAGAGATGAATGCAAAACGGCGCGAGCTGGGCGAGTCGATGGGGCGGACACGCGCAATGCTGAGGAAGCGAACGGCCCAGGCTCAGGATAATAGTGGTACGCAGCCACCCTCCACAGTCCGCGGTGGCATTTGAGCGCAGTGATGTGATAGTTGTTCCGCTTCAGCTGGACGAGGAACTCACTTAATTCCTCGTCTTTTTTCCACGCAAAAAGCCAAGAGTTCATCGGAAATCCTGGTCGATGGTTTCTTTCACCTGCGCCACAGCACTGGTGAGACGGTACTGCCACTCCTCAAGCAAGTGAGCACATTCCATCTGGGATAGTCCGGCCTGGCCACGGCGGATGGAGTCAACCATCTTCTCTGTCCGCTGTTTGAGGAGAGCGAGGCTGAAGTGAGAGAACTGTGTGACGGGTCCTTCTTTCATGCGTACCTCCGAATGTTTCCACGAGTGCGATTCTTCATCATATCACCCTTCGTGCTGCGTGTCTCGTCGCACTTTATGGCGAGTCTGAGCCACTCGGCTTTGGTGCGTGTCCCACCCGTATCAATCCCTTTACGTTTGAAGCTGCGATAAAGGGTGAAGCGGTGGATGGAGAGGAGCTTGGCGATTGCAGAAAGAGTACAAGGTTCGTCGGGCAGAGTGGCGAAGCGACTACGCCATGAGTGAATAGCGACTCCCTTTTCCTTGACCCGCTTGACGAAGTATTGTTCGAGGGTAGGGGTTGCCCAGTATCCTTCGCGGAGGTTGCCAGATACCAAAGGGCATCGCTCGACGGCGCGAAAGACGCTTCTCTCCTCAACTGTTGCTGGGATAGCATCTGTCCAGGGGAAGAAGTATTGGAGAGTAGGTCTCCAAGGCTCCCCTTTGCGCCAAGATTCGTAGCAAGAAGTAAGGAGAGCACGGGTCCAGAACCGTCTCTCCAAATCATCGAGGGAACTGTACTTCGCAAGCCAAGCTTCAACCCTTCCACGGCGTAAGTCGAATTGAGAAAGACGCTCTGGGTATGGGTTTCCTTCAGCGTAAGTGAGAAGGTCTCTATCCACGAGTTTCCCAGCATCGATAGGGAGGCCGTGGATGAGGGCTTGCTTCTTCCCAAGCCCAGAGGAGTAGAGTGCGAGCCATTCGTCATAACTTTTCCCTGCTATCACAAGCCAATCACTAAGACTTCTCCTGTGACCCTGCATCAGTATCTCGCAATCCGCTTCGCACTTTGGTTGCGAATCATTGGGGATTGATGCTGGGTCAACAGGGAATCTCACAATGATTGGCATACTAGTTCATCCCCTGCGGTGCGTTCTTGATGAAGTTTGAGGAGGGGATAACCTTTACAGCAAACTCATCTTGGAGAAGCTCATCCACATCTTCAGGTCTCATGCAGAGAAACTGGGCAGACATGTGACGGAGGTGAGACACATACTCCCTGAACACGTCTCTCGATTCTTCATCTGTCTTCATATTCTCGTCAAGAGACTTAGAGAAAGCCTTCGCTGCCATGTATGTGAAGACCGTAGCGGCAAAGATAGTGATGCCTCCTGACTCGTGGTGGAGGTTGGCAACTTCAGAGAAGCCTCTCATTACCTTCAGCACGTTGTTGATAAACTCTGCATGTTCTTTGTTGCTACTCATTTCAATGTACCTCAGGGGTAATCATGTTGTGGAAGTTCTCTGGGGCGATAGGCTCATCTGCCACGTG